TCGCGATATCCACCTTGCCGGTGCCCAAGGTGACCATCCACGGCGGGATCTGGAAGTGATACGTCCCGGCGGATAAGTATGCCGCCGATACCGCTGAGTATTGGGAGGTGCCGGGCGACCCGCTGAGTTGTAAATAGGGGATGCTGGACGAGTACTGCACGGGGCCGCTGCTGCTAGGCGGCGGGAGGGTGGCGGGCGCTATCCCGCCGCTGGTGCTGAGATTGCGGGTCAACGCCATCTGCCCGGCGGGGAACACACCCGGCTGTGGGGTCACCTGATGCTGGACCCCGGCCACCGAGTACGCCCCGGTACCCACCATGATCATTTCAGCGACGTAGTAGTGGCCGGGCTGGGTGGTGACGTAACTGGCCGAGGGCAGGTTGTAGGAGTTCCACACCAGGGTCGGTCCGGTGCTGATGCTGGCGTGAATATCGGGTGAGGCGTACATCAGGGTCTGCGCCCCGGTCGTGGTGCTGATCGAGTAGATGTTGAGGTAGAAGCCGCTGATAGTGCCGGTGGCGTTGCCGCCGAACCAGCGGATGGATTCCTTGATCCCGCCGTCCGGGGTGGCGATGATGCCGCATGCCGGGACGTTGTTGGTCAGGGTGATCGTCGGGGTGGTGGTCCCGGTCAGCGCCGCGAAATTGAACACCGAGTCGCCGGTAGGGTCGATGCCCGCCGAGATGGCCTTCTGGCCGCTACGGGCGATCAGGTTGTTGTTCGCCTGAGTGGCGATGCTGTGGGCGCTGTCCAGAGTGCTGACGGCATTCGCCTGGCCGTAGCTGATGGCGGGCGGCGCGATGTCGCCGCTGCGCGCCGCCAGGCCGGAGGGGTTTCCAACAAGCCCGTCGTAGAGAGTGTTTGCGAAGCCCTGGATGGACGACAGGGCGTTGCCCATGCCCCATGTGGGCGGCCCGGTGACGTTGGGTAGGGGTACGGCGTTGAGCACCGTCTGCACGGCGTTGATGTCGGAGCCGATAAGGCTGGGGATGCCGCCCAGCGTGGTGACCATCGCTGACTGCAACTCGGTCTGCGCGGCGGTGGTACCGCTGACCAGCGAGGCGTCCAGCGTTCCGGCCCACCCGGCGGGCAGGCTGGGGATCAGGCCTGGGGAGAGCAGTCCTGAGATGATCTTGGAGGCGTCGAGACCCGCGACGTAACCCGCGCTGAGAATGCCACCGGCGCTGATCCCCTGTAGCCGGTTGGTGATCGGCGTGATCGAGCTGGGGATATCAGTGAAGCTGCCCAGGCCCAGCGCGTTGACCAGGGCGATCGCGTCCGTTTGCAGCATCCGGGCGATCATCTGGGTGTTGATGTTGCTCAGCGTGCCGGTCAGCCCCGCCGTCCAATCGGTGGAGAACAGCCCGGTCTTGGTGATGGAACCGTCGTCCCACTGGATCGTCCCGGCGGTGACCGACGGCATCACCTGCAGCAGCAGCCGCACCGAGTCCACCCCGGCTGGCACCGTGTAGGTGCCCGACATCTGCTGCCAGCTCGCAGTCCCGCGCGAACCGGCCAGCAGCGGGCCACCGATGCTCGCCAGATCGACGACGCTCTGCAGCACCCCGAGCAGGTAGCAGGCCAGCGACAGCTTGAAGCACGTCCCGGTGCCCGTGCACCCAGTCCACTGAATCCAGTGCGAGCAGGTCAGCGTCTGGCCCACCGACACGAAGCAGGGCGGGTCGGAGAACAGTTGCCCCAGTGTGCCGTTCGCGATCGCCTGCACCGCGCCGGAGCCGTCCGCGGTGTGGCTGATCGAGGAGATCCACGACCACATCCCGCCAGCGTTGACTGACGCCCCGGTGGCATATGTCGCGTTGGACAGCAGGTTGGGCAGGAAGTTGCCGATCTGGCCGACCGACAGGTTCGGCAGGCTCCACTGCCCGAAGATGCCCGAGATGATCTTGGAGGCATCCAGACCCGGGATCTGCGGGGGGCTGAAGATGCCGGAGGTGATCTTGCTGGCGTCCAGGCCGGGGATGTTGATCGCGGGCACGGCGAACCCGGCGCCCAAAGGGGCCAGCGGGGCCAGCAGGTTGGTCGGCGCCAGCATCGTGTTGATGAAGTTGATCACCGCGTTGACGCTGTTGAACGGGATGGTGAGCAGCGCCGAGCTGGTGGTGCCCAGGATGGATTCCAGCGAGTTGATGTAGTTGGTCAGGTCGGTGATCGTCCCGGCGGGCAGGTCGGTGATCGCGGTGATGATCTGCTGGGTGCTGCCAGCCTCCACTCCGCCTAGCGCCGTTCCCAGGTCGCTGACGAGGTTGGTGACCATCGACTGGGCGAACTGGCCGGTGGCGATCTTGGTGGCGTCCAGCGCCGGGACGATGGTCGCCAGGATCGGGGTCACGATGTTGACGCCGGGGATCTGCGTCAGCCAGTACTGCATCGTGGTCAGCGTGTTCCCGCTGGGCGGGCCGCCCTGCGAGTTCGCGACGGCGTTGTGGATCTGCGCCAGGCCCGGCACGAACGAGTTGGCGAACACCCCCGACGTGATCTTGGAGGTGTCCAGGTTGGGCAGGTTGATCTGCGGGATGAAACCGGACGCGTCCAGCGGGGCCAGCAGACCCTGCGGGATCAGCATCGTGGTGATGAAGTTCTGCACCGCGGTATCGGGATGGAACAGCCCCGACGTCAGCGGCGGGAAACCCAGCATTTGCAGCAGCTGCGAGAAGTACGTCTGCACCTCAGCGGGGGTGCCGACGCCGGGCGGGAACCCGACCGTGGACAGGATCGAGTCGATGATGGCCTGCCCGCCCCCGACCGCCTCGTTGATCAGGTTGATCGCCAGGTTCTCCATCGGGATAAAACCCTTGAGACCCAGCTTGATGGTGGCATCCTCCGCCAGGCCGGCGACCAGCCCGGTCGGCCACATCATGACCTTGATGAAATCGGCCACCGCCAGCTGCGCGTTGAACCCCTCCGATGTCAGCGGCGGGTTCGCCAGCATCGACATCAGGTCGTTGAACATCTGGTTGACCTCGTTGGCGGTGCCGCTGCCCGGCGGGAAACCGATGGAGCCCAGAATCGCGTCAATGACGGCCTGCGCGCTGCCCAGCGTCTCACCGATGATGTCCATCGCGATGTTCTCGATCGGCACGTACAAGCCCGGCAGCCCCGCCGACGTGGAGGCGTCCTGCACCAGGAACGCCAGCAACTCGGTCGGCTTGAGCTGGCCGGTGACGAAGTCGTGCACGACCGTCTGCGCCTGGAAGTCGACGGTGCCGAAAAGCCCGACGCCGACCCCGACGAACGACTCGATGTCGCGGAAGTATTGGCCGAGGTAGGGCCAGTTGAGCGGCGAGAGCTGGTCGAAGACGTTCGGCAGGTTCGCCAGGTCCTTCAGCAGCTCGGCGAGCGGGATGCCGAGGATCTGGCCGATCAGCTCCTCCAGCAGCTGCAGGAACTGGTTCGAGGCACCGCGGGCCTGCTTGCCGATGACGTCCTGCAGGCCCTCGTCGAGCTGGTTCAGGGGATTCTTGTTGACCTGGAACAGGTTGGTGCCGGTGATCGGGACTTGCCCCGAGAACAGGTCGATCGCGCCGAAGGCCGCCATAGGCTCACCGCCCGCGCCGTCTGGTTCCGCCTGCCAGCGCCGGCGTCATCATCATCGACGGCTCGCTGACCGGGACCACCATCACGAAGCCCTGCGCGTCGGTCGGGCTGAACTGATACAGGCCGATAGCACCGTCGTTGAACAGGTTGAAGTACAGGGTGCCCTCGGCCGGGTTGGAGTGATTCGCCGGCACCACCGCCAGCCCGTTGGTCGGGGTGATCGCGTTACCCGGATTGCTCGGATCGGAATAGTGCGGCATACAGTTCACTTCGCCCAGGTCGTTGCCGAAGCCGCGGCCGATCAGCGCGCCCGACGTCGGGTCGCCCAGGCGGATCTCCACACCGATCTGCAGCGGGTTGGCCGAGAGCTCGAGGCCGAACGCACCGAGATGGCCCCACACCACCGGGGTCCACGGAAAGGCTTGCGGCGGAATCGGAAACGAGCCGATCGCGGCGCGCTGGGATAGGCCACTAAAGCCGGTGAACGAAGCCTCCGGCATGGAGTAGGGCGAGGGGATCAGCTGGGAGATCGCCACCGGCACCCAGACCGGGTAGTTCACCGTGGCACCGTTGGTGGCGGGCGGGGTCGCCAGTGTGCCCGTCGCCCCGGTGTCGGCGTAGGCGTTGGTGGTGACGGTGGCGATCAGGTGGTTCTCGCCGCCCGAGGCCAGGCCGCGGTAGAGGTTGTAGCTGTCCGCGCCCGGCACCGTGTCCCAGATCAGGTTGGCGGTCGATCCGGTGCCCACCGTGGTCGAGCACTCGTTGGACGGAGTGGACTCCCCGGCCGCCGAGTTGACCGTGACCATCCAGAAGTATTCGCCGGACAGGCTGCCGCCGGAGGACAGGTGCGACACCGCCAGCCCGGTGGGCGGGCTGAGGTGACCGGCCACGGTGCGCCCGGTGTAGCCCAGCACGTCGCCGGGTGCCACGCCGCCGGACAGGTCGACGTCGGGGCACAGCGCCATCGCCGGCGCCGGCCCGGTCGGGCCGACCGGGATGGACAGGTTCATGTTCCACGTCGGATACAGCGGGGTGCCGCCGATCGGGTCCACGTAGGACGCCATATCGGGCGGGATGATGTCCACCGACGGGGTGATGATCGGGCACGGTCCCGGCGGCCCGGGGGTGCCCAGCATGACCCGCCGCCAGCTCAGCCCGTACCAGATGTAGGCCGACGCCCCGATGATCGCGCCCTTGGAGTCCACGTCGTCGAGCAGCCAGAACTTGCCGATGTCGGCCTGGCTGTTCTGCAGCGTCTGCGGCAGGTCGCTCGGGTCGTCGACGCTCATGTCGTTTTCGAGCTTGAGCGCGAACGCCGCCGGGCCGGGCACGCCCTGATCGCCCACCACCGCCGGGAACACCAGCGACCCGATGTCCCCGTAAATCTCGTAGGTCCCCGAGAACGGGGACTGTGAGTCGGGCGGGATGACCGACCCGAACAGGTAGGTGCCGACCAGGTAGGAGGCCACGAAGGACTGGTCGCCGGGGGCCGAGAGTGAGGTTGTCATGGCACCACCCTTTGTGCGGTTGCTTGCAGGAAGCCCTCCCCGGAGAACAGCGGATAGGCCACGCCCTGTGGCGGTTTGGCGATCGGCCCCATCGGCTGCACCATGACGAACAACTGGGCCGCGGACGGGTTGAAGTCATAGACCCCGATCTGGCCGTCGTTCCACAGGTTCGTATAGAGGGTGCCCATCGCCGGGTCGGTGTGGTTGGCCGGCACCACCGCGTAGCCGTTGGTCGGGGTGAGGGAGCGGTTCCGGTTGTTCTGGTTGTTCGCGCTCGAGGAGTAGTGCGGGTAGATGTTGATCCGGCCCAGCGTGTTGCCGATCCCGCGGGCCACCTGGATGCCCTGGGTGGGGTCGCCGAGCAGCACCTGCGCGCCGATCCGGAACGGATCGCCGGTGATGAATTCCAGCACGTCGTTGATCAGGTTGCCGCCGGAGTCGATGATGCCGATCACCGCCGACGACAGATCCGGTGGGATCAGGTTGGTGATGTCGGTGACGATCGGCGCGATCACCTGGGCGCCCAGCGTGTTGACGAACTCCAGCAGGGTGTTCGCCGCGCCCTGCAGGGTGGCGTTGATGTTGTTGACACCGACCGTGACCAGGTTCTCCAGGAATCCCTCGATGGTGGCCGGGTCGGCGTTGTAGGGGATCGGTGGGGTGGTGGCGCCGCCGACCGACAGGGTGAACGTGCCGCCCAGCGCGGTCACCTTGAGCAGCTGCTGGACGACGCGACCTGGGTGGTGTCCGTGCCGCCCAGGTGACCCCACACGATCGGCGTCCACGGATAGGGCTGCGGCGGGATCTGGAAGGAGCCGACACCGACCTGCTGGGCTACCCCGCTGTAGGAGGCGAACGAGCCCTCCGGCATCGACCAGGTGGTCGGCAGCTGCGCGCCGATGCCGCCCGGGGCCCAGACCTCCTGGCCGGCCGCGGTGTAGCGCCCGGTGAACATCATCAGGTCCCCGTTGACCGGCGCGGCGGTGATTTCGTCGACGTCGGGGAAGTCGAAGATCGGGGTGGTCTGCCCGCACTGGCCGGCCGGGGCGGCCAGCTCGAACTCCCACGTCGGCGAGAGCCGCGGCCCGGAGGTGTTGACGAAGGACTTGTTCGGGTTGTTGCTCTCGTCGTAGGGCGGGATCAAATCGACGATCGGGGTGATGGCCGGCACCGGACCCGGCGGCCCGAAGCTGCCCATCATCATCCGGCGGTAGGCGGTGCCGTACCAGATGTACATCGTCTGGCCGATCACCTGGCCCTGGTCGTTGAGGTCCTGCAGGACGTAGTAGCGCCCGATGTAGTCGGGGTTGTTGGGCAGCGGGACCAGGTCGGCCTCGGAGTTGACGGTGGGGTCGACGACCTCGCGGACCTGGAAGCCGATCTGGCCGGGCGGCCCCTGCGGGCCCTGCAGCGCGGCTTTGTCCAGGTCGCCCTGGTCGGCCATCACCTTCAGCGCCGCGGTGTAGCCGTTCGGGGTGTCGGGCATGGTGGTTTCGGCCGACACGTCCAGCTTGACGACGCAGTGGCCCAGCGGCACCAGCTCGCCCAGCTGCGGCGGCGCCGGCGTCGGCACGCCCAGCGGATCCATCAGCGACGTCACGGCTCACCTCCGTGTCCGTTGGTGGACACCGAGTCGTGTGGACAGGACTCGTTTGGCTCCAGGGCCCTGCCGCAGACCGAGCAGACCCACTCCTCGGTGATCACCGGCGTGACCGCCCAGCCGCCCAGGTCCTGGGGCGGGTCGCCGTCGCGCTGCGCGGCCAGCCGCCGGGTGTCGGGCGGCAGATGGTGATCGCTCGAGCGGTGCTCGGGCAACAGTTCCTCGGCGGCGTCATCGGCGGCGCGGGCGTCCACCCAGGTGTAGGCACCCTCCGTCACGCCGGGGCCGCCGTAGTGGCGCTTCTTGATGTAGCAGCGGCCGCTCGAGCGGAAGCCCAGCAGCGCCAGCGTCCAGGCGATCGCCACCTTGGGCTGCGTCATGTGCACCCCGGACAGGTCGACGACGTGCCCGTCGGGGTCGTTGGGGTAGTCCAGGTTGTGATAAATCTCGATATAGGCGGCCTGCACCTTGAGGATCTCCTGCGCGCGCTTGCGCTCCTCGCCCTGCAATCCGGCCTGCTCGATGGTCTTGGGCGTCAGCTCGCCGTACTCGCCGAACTGCAACTTTGGCACCCCGCGCGAGCCCGCGTAGGGGTTGGTGCCGGAGAACCCGTAGCGCGAGCTGCCGATGCGGTTATTGGAGCGCCCCGGCCCTTGCCGCGGTACGCCTTCCACTATGTTCTCGTCGTCCATTTATGCCTCGAAAATCGTTCCTTCTCCGGCCACCTCGGAAATGAGCCCGTACACGGCGGCGATGGTCTTGAATGCGGCGGCGAACGGATCGGATTTCTTCTTGTCCTCGCCGATCTTTATCGACACGGTCAGCGGTTTATCCCACGACCATTCGCGTTTGATCCCGTACACGTTGTCGACGTAGATGATGCCGTTCTCCTCGAAGCCGACCCGGTCCCCGAGCTGGTAGTCGATGTTGGCCATCCACGGATGCCCGTCGATGGTGTCGGCCTTGAACGCGGCGAAAGCCCTTGTCTTCCAATCGGCGTCGCGCAGCGTCAGCACGGACGCCAAGGTGTAGGCGGTGCCCGAGCCCTGCTCGAAATGCTCCTGCCAGGCCATGTCGCCGGCGATCAGCGCCCGGGCCGGATCGGTGTAGCGCTCCCAGGCCAGCAGGGTATTGTCCAGCTGGCCTTGATAGAGGTTGTCCAAACCGGGAGTGCCCGGAGTCTGCGCCTGACCGGGTATCCCGTTCTGCGTCTCCCACAACGAGATATAGGTATTGATCACGTCGGACAATTGCGAGATGCCGTAGCGGATCGCAAAGGTGATCGCTTCATTGACAATGACCGGACTCTTGGAGCCGGTCATCATCGTCTTGACCGCGCCCTTGTTCCAGGTCAGGTCGGTGTTGATCATCCCGTTGTATTCGCCGTCCCACCAGATCACCTTCGGCGGCGCCGGCGCCACGTCCAGCAGCGCCTGCAGCAGGTCGGTCTGACTGACCCCGGCCGCATCGGCGAGCGTCTCTCCGTTCAGCGTGTTCGCCACGTCGTAGGTCTGACCGGTGGTCGGGTTCACCAGCACCGGGGTCAGCAGGTCGTCGAGGGTGACCGCCACCGTGGAGATCAACCCGTCCGCGGCCGTGCCGGTGGGACCGGTGATCCCGTCGATCTGCTCGAAACTGCACACGCAGCAGTTGCGGATCGGCGCGGTCAGCGCGTTGATGTCGCCGCCCAGTTGGTCCACCAGGTTGGCGTCCAGGCCCAGCAGCCCCAGCACGTCGGCGCCCAGGCTGAGCAGGTTGGCGAGCTCGACGTTGGGGGAATCCGGGTCCGTGGTCAGGTAGACATACCAGCGCATGATGCAGCCCGAGTCGGTGAGCACGTCCTTGAACGACTTGTACATGTCCGTCCAGGTGGCGCCGATCGCCGACCAGCGGGACTGGTCGAGCACCGGGTCCACGAACGCCACCTGGATGGGCCACGCCAGAGGCGAGAAGTTCAGCAGCGCATCGGGACCGAGCGGGTTGATCCACTGCGCCGGGTTGAAGATGTTGGTGATCGTCGACCAGATCGGCATGAACAGCCGGCCCAGGTTGACGAACGTGGACAGCGCGCAGATGGTGCGGCACGGTCCCGGCAGCACCCACATCCGCGGCAGCTGCACCTCGGGCGGGAAGATCGGGTTGGCCGCGATCAGGATGCGCTTGGCGTGCTCGTAGAAACTCAGCGCCGTCAGGGTGATCTCGTGGATACCCTTGTCGTCCTTCTTGACATGGATCTCGGTGACCTTGCCACCCCAGCGGGTTCTCCAGTCCTGCTTGGTCGGGATCGGGTCGATGAGCAGGTTGAGGTCGGTGAGCAGGTTGGTCTGCACCGTCATGTAGTCGGTGAGCCAGTTGTCGTAGAGGATGGTCACCGTGCACTTGCCGGTGTCGTCCATCAGTTCTTCCATGCTCACGTCGAGCTCGCCGTCGAGCTCCTGGAGGATCTCGATGTTGGAGTCGGCCAGCCGGATCAGCGGCTTCTGCTTGCTGCTCATCAGGGTGGTCAGCCGCACCCCGTTGAGGTAGGCCGCGGTCTGACACGGCGCGCTGGCCAGGTCGGGCTGCTCGGGCACGCCCGGCGTGGGCAGGTGCTCGTCCACCCATTCGGTCAGCCGCATCCCGATGGTGGACTGCTGCGGCAGCAGGCCGATGCCGGACAGGAACTGGCTCATCGCGACCTCTTGAAGCGCTGCGGCACGACGGCCAGGATCTGCCCGTTCGGTTCGCTGTGCGCCACCGTCAGGTTCACCACGGTCTGCGGCGGGATCGCGAACATAAACTTCCCGTTCCAGGTCAGCTGCAGCGGCAGCCCCTCGTTGGCGATGCCGGACAGGAAGAAGTCCAGGATCATCGACTGGCGGATGATGTCGAAGATCAGGTTGTCGGTGGGGTCGTTGGCCGCGGTCAGGGTGCGGTGTCCCGGCTCGGTGTCGGCCATGTACGTCCCGACCGCGGGCTGGGTGAACGGCAGCACCACCAGCCGGGTGGACTCGTTGTCCTGCACGATCGCCTGCCCGGGTGAGCTGACGTAGAACGTGACGTAGGACGGCAGGTCGCCGCGGTTGGCGATCGGCAGCGTGCCCCAGTGGTACATGGGCAGCCCGGTGATCTCGTCGATCAGCGTCACCAGCGGGGACAGCAAGCCGGAGAGGATGCCGCCGCCCGCCGGCGGGGCATACGGTGCGGCGTTGGCGCCGGCGGCGTCGAACAGTCGGTACAGCGCGGGCTTGGTGAAGTACGGGCGGGCGGCCACCCAGGTCAGGTCCCACTGGCTGGCGTTGTTGCCGAACGCGGTCGGGTCGATCTTCTGCGGGCTCTTGACGGTCTCGGACGGGCGCACCGGGATCCAGCGCCACCCGGAATAGCGGGTGTAGACGCCGAACCAGCCGTCGTTGGATTCGTCCTGGCCGGCCCACCAATTGTCCTCGGCGAGGCGGTACTGGTACTCCGTCATGGGCGGGGCCTGCGAGCCGATGACGATGCCCAGGTCGAACATGCGCTCGGGGATGTTCTGGCGCTCGATGGTGGCACCGAACATGTACGGCGAGTTGACCAGGACCTGCTTGTAGGGCCACTGCTGGTCGCCCGACACGGTGGTCGCCAGCCGCACCCCCTCGCGGCCCTTGGACGGGCCGGCCAGGTTGAAGATGCGGTCCTGCGGCGGGGTGATGTAGACGGCGTGGGTCATCATGCCGCGCACCGGCGGCGGCAGCTGGTCGAAGCTCACCGGCTCGACGAGCTGCGGGAGGTAGGCGGTCGAGGTGGTGCCCGGCCACAGCTGCGGCCCGACGATCGGCGCTGAGGTCATCCACGGCGTCACGTCGCGGCCGCGGTGTCCGTTGGTGGACACCGGGGCTGCGGCACTGCGCGAGATTCTCACACCGGCACCCCCGCGCCGCCCGCCATCTCCGGCGCGCGACTCCACCGGTTGACCGCCTGCTGCGCGCGGTCCACGATCTGGTCGGGCGGCACGCTGTTGGCGTTGACGGTGATCTGCGGGCCGCCGGTCATCCGCTGGGCCTGGTTACTCAGCGCCCCGACGATGCCGCCCAGACCGCCGGGGCCCTGGCTGCCCGACATCCAGGAGGCGACCTCGGAGGGGGACCGCGGCGGCGGCATCCCGGGCAGCGTGCCGGTGCGCTGCTGGTAGTCCATCAGCGACGTGCGTGCCGGGTGCATCAGCCAGTCCATCGCCGTGGGCTTGCCGTCGGCCGACCACACCGCCGACACGGTCTGCGCGCCGTCCTGCGTGCCGTCCTGCGTGGCATACCCCGCGCCGCCCGCTCGGCTGCCGCGTCGCGGCCTAGGGGTCGGGGGCGGCTCCGGAGGCTGCCCCGGGAGCGGAATCACGTCCTGTGGTCCAACCGAGCGACCCAGGTAGCCGGACCAGCTCCCGATGTCACTCTGATGGAACTGCCCCGGGCGCGCTTGGCCGCCCCCTTGTCCTGACGGCGGCGCCGCGTGCGGCGCCGGGGGCGTCACCGGGGGTTGCTCCGGCGGTGGCGCGTTTGTCACCGGGCCGTTCTGGTCGTAGATGCCTTGCGACACGCCGTCCCTGATCAGCTCGCGGCGCCCGTCGGGGAGCATGTACCACCGCTCGTGGGTCGGGTCGAGTTTATGGCCGCCGAAGGTGTCTCCCTCGTCCGCTGGCGGAGGAACCGCCGGTGGGGCTTTCGGCGTATCGGCCTTGGCGTCCTTCTTCTTGTAGCGCCCCGGACCGATGTAGTCCCAGTTGGTTGCCGGGCCGTGCGCGTGGGCGTACTCACCCTGCGAGTTGGGCGCGTCGTCGCCGTAGACGTCGCGGCCCTGGGCGTCTTTGCTGCTGGGCGTTTCTTCGGTAGCCGGGAATGCCGTACTCGGGCCGGGCCCTGCCGGCACCGGCGGGGGTGTGGCGCCCACCGCCGGGGCGCCGCCGCCGGTGGCGGCGCTGCTTCTGCCTTCGCCCAGCTGATTGGCGATGCCCAGCGCGGCCGACGCGGTGCCGGCGAACAGCTTCCAGATGCCCCACTGCCACGGCGGTTTGCCGAACACGTCGCCGAACCCCAGCTCCTGGGCCATGCCCTTGATCAGGCCCGCGCCCATCGCGGCGGCGTTCTCGTCCGGGCTGACGGCCGCCTCCTTGGCTTTGCTCTCCCACGGCGGCAGGTTGTCGAGTTGCTCGGCCTGGTCGACCTGGGCGTCGTGCAGGCGCTCATTCGCCTTGCTCAGCGCCTTGCTGGTCTCCTTCTCCTTGTTGATGGCCTCGGTGAGTTCCTTCTTGGCTTTCGCCTCGTTCGTCGTCTGGTGCTGGTCGTCGGTCATGAGGTCGAGGTACTTCTGCCAGGTGTCGGGGAACTTCTGTTTCGCGTCGTTGACGACCTTGTCCCAGGCGTCGTTGGCGCTGCGCAGGCGGGCCAGCGCGTCGGTTTCGGCCTGGCTCGCGTCATGCAGGGCCTGCGCATCGTCGGTGGCTGTGCGGGCCCGCATCTCGGCCTCGTGCAGCCACTTGGTGAAGTCACGGCGCACCTCGGGGGTCAGGCTCGCGCCCTTGTCGGGCATGTCCATCGGGTAGAGGAACCAGCCGTAGGGTGTCTCGACGGCCTGCGCTGCCGGGCGCGGTGCCCCGGCCGGGGCGATCGGCGCCGGCCAGCCCGCCGGCGGCGGCGTCAGCGGCTGGCCCGGCCCGACCGGCGCGGGCACCTTCGGCAGGTTCGGGTCGCCGTGCACGGTCTTATCGACCAGTACGACCCTCGGTAGGCCGCCAATCTGGTCCCCGCCGCCCTGGTCGTCCCCGCCGGTGCCGCCGCCGGGCTGGCGCCGCAGCAGCCGGCCCTGGTTCATCGCGTGCAACACACCGGGCGGCGCCGCACCGGGTGGAACCAGCAGCTCGCCCGGCTCGGTGATGATCGGCACCATCCCGCCGCCCGCCATCCCGAGGCCCATCTGACCCAGGACGTCGCGGTACTGCGCCGTGCGATGCCGGTTCAGGATGAACGTCCCGGCCGGCACGCTCATCGGCACGCTGTCGCGGCCCGGCCAGTGATAACCCTTGATGATGCCGCCGTTGGCCATGCCGAGCAGGCCGCCCTCCTGGACCATCGCGACGGTGTGGGTCGTATCCGGCGTATCCGGCGCGGGGCCCCAGCCCGGGGCCCAGGTCATCGGCTTGTCGGGACCGTGCCATACCTTGCCGGTGAAGTTCTTGCCCTCTTTGTCGGAATACACGTCCCCGGCGCCGTCGACCCAGCCTCCGGCGTCGTCGACGTGAGTCATGTGCTCGTAGCCGCCCACGGGTGCCGGTGATTTTCTCTCGCTTGCCTTTGTGCCCCACCAGTCGACCGGTGCGCCCTTGGTGTCCTTGGTGATGGCCGCCGTCGCGGGGGGTCCGGCGGCCGGGGGACCGGCCGGAGGGTTGGCGGCGCCGGGCGAGGATGCGGCCGCGGCCGGCGAGGCCGACGTGGCCTTTCCGCTCACCCAGTCCCAGAACGCCTCCGGGTGGGGCAGCTTGAAACCCAGCGCCTCGAACACGCCCTGGACCAGACCGGCGAACAGGGGAGCCAGCGGCCCCGCAGCGTGACCCGTACCGCCCGCACCGCCCGCGCTGCTGACCGCGCTGACCAGAGACACGTTAGAGCCGGAGTTGAAAGTCAACCCGTTACCGGAGGTGTTCCAGTTCGCCGGCAGCGTGCCGCTGGTGGCGAGCTGCGCGAGGTCCGGCGCGGAACCGGGCACCATCGCGAGGTGGACGTGGTCGTGGTGTTCCCCCAAGGTCTTCGCGTCGTAATAGGAGTTCCCCTGCAGCTTCCAGTCGCGGATGAATTTGCCGTCGCCGATGTTGAAGTCGGTGTTCCAGCCCCCACCAGCGTGGATCAGCTGGGCGATGTGGGGTCCGAAGTTGCTCGCCATGTAGGTGGCGAAGCGGGTTTCCGCCGGCGTGTCGGTGCCATCGGAGAAGTCCCCGGCCATGCCCTTGGGGTGATACCCGCTGTCGATCGAGTGGCGCGCCCTGCCCGAGGTCAGCGTCAGACCCATCCCGTGCGCGATGACGTCGGCGCCCAGGATCTCGGCGTCCACGCCCTGGATGTCGTCGTGGCTGTAGTCACCGCTCACCAGGCCACCGGGCAGGAACCCGCGGATCCCCTCCTTCTTGTGGATGGCCATGCCGAGGCCCGCCGCCAGCTCGTCTGCGTTCTCCCGCTTCGGGTCGGGCGGGATTCCCAGCCAGTCCCGGCCATCCGGGTGAGCGCGGAAGATGTTGGCAGCTATGTCGGCCTGCTGCTGCGGGGTCGCCATGCCGGGATGCCTCACGTCGAACTTCAAGCCGCCGTTGTCGGCCCACGTCGCCGGGGTGATCTGGAACAGCCCCTCGGCCTCGTTCCAGCCGGTATTGACATCGACGTAGCCGTGCTGGGTGACCCTCGGGTCGCCGCCGGACTCGCGCATGATCAGGTGCGCCCACGCCGCGTTCGGGGACGTCCACAACCCGGCGCCGGTGGGCGATATCGGCACCCCGCCGCCGAGCATGTGTGACCACACCGAGGTTTTCGACACCGGCAGCCCGACGTGCGGGGCCAGGTGGGACTCGGAGTGATACGACAGCGACGACGTCGCGCCGCCGTGCTGGAAGCCAGCCATGCCACCGGCAATATTGCTTATGCTGCCGAGTCCGGGTCCATAGATGGTTGTCAGCCACGGCACCATGCCATGCCAGCGGCTGTACTTCGGCGGATAGTCAGGGTCGAAATGGCCGGGGTTCTCGGTGACGTCGCGGGGGATCGGGCCACCAGTCGCGTTGTGCATGGGCAGATCGAAAGACAACCCAAGATAGTTACGCTCCAGGTAATCCAGCGCCCACTCCTCCTGGTCGTGGCCACTGTCGGCATGAGCACCGCCGCCACCCGCGAAGCCGGGAATCCGCAGATACTTTCCCACGAAGGGGATGTTCGTCAGGCCCAGCCCGTACCGGTGCCCCGGGGTCTGGGCGGAAACGCCGGTGTTCAGAATGTCGATGCCCCAGTTGAGGAACTCCCGCACCGGCCCCAGTTGGCGCTGCGACCCCACCGAGGTCATCGAGGTGTCGATTCTCATCCGCGGGTCGAAGTTGCTTCCCCCGGTCGGCAGGTTCGGATCAAAGGGCGGTGGCCAAGGCAATCGCCGGCGAGATGAGCCGGGCGCCCCGGGGTCATCGCCGCGCTCGCCAACATCGCCGCCGGGCTGGAAGGCGAAACCGCCACCGGCGAAACCGAGGAACTTGTATCCGGCGCTGCCCACACCCGGAACGGGGCGGTCCTCCTTCAGCCCCACATGGCCGCCGGTGGCGTAATTGCGATTGGCCGCCCACTGAACATCCCAGACGTGCTGCGGGCCGCCGTGGTAGCGGCCCTTCATGTAGTTCAGCATCGCCGTCACCTGCTGATACGGGGTCAGCGCCTGCGCCGCGGCGATGCTGGTGACCTGCGGGAAGCCGTAAGCCCGGTAATTCGACAGCGTCAACTGGCCCAAACCGACCGAGTTGTCACCCCGCTGCGCGTTGATGTCGGAGTAGTTGACGTTGGCCGGGTTCCACGACGATTCGCCTTGGATGATGTTGGACAGCGGCGCGAACTCGCTTTGCGGGAAGCCACCCGCCAGCATCCCGGCGAACCCACCGCCCAGCAGCGCCTGCAACGCCTGGTCCTGAACCGGACCGCCCGGGCCCGGTGCTGCCGCCCCGGCGACATTGAGCGTGGTGGAACCCGCGGCCAGGTTCAGCTTGACGTCGATCGCCACCCCTTCGGTGGTCTGCAGATTCGACGGGATACCGGCCGCGGTCATCACGTCTTCGGCGCTCTTGCGGTCCTGGTCCTTGACGGCCAGGTTGGTGGGCAGCGCCACCCCGGTCTCGGTGACGCCGGCCTGCGTCACCTCGCCCTGCAACTTGTCGGGTATCCCGGCGCTCGTCAGGGTGTCGGCCGCGCTCATCGGCAGCGGCGCTATCACGTTGATCGCGGCGGGCAGCGCGATAGCCCCGGTCGCACCGGCGAACGCGCCGCCCTGCATGCTGGCGGGGATGCCGGCGGCATCCAGGACGGTGCCGCCGTTGGCGAACGCCTGCAGGTTCATCGCGTCCAACATCGGCCCGTACTTGGCCACCGCGGGCAGGTTCATCACCTTCTCGCCCGCGGTCGCCCGGATCAGCACCTTGTCGGTGCCGCCGGGACCGGTGACGGTGCCACCGGACTGGAAGAAGGCCCCGACGATCGGCAGGCTCTTGAGGATGGCCTTGCCCAGGTTTATTCCGCCGCCGCCGCCGTCCGCTCCTTCGTCGTCCCAATGCCCCGGCGAGATCCCGTGACCGGGCTCGCGGTGACCGGGCACCCAGTGGCGCTCGTGCTTCTTTTCCTCGGTGCTCGGCGGGGCGCCGCCGAAGTTGAGAATCTCGTCGAGGATGCGCTGCTGGTCGGGCGGCAGCTTCTGCAGGTCGAGGAAGATTTTGGCGTGAATCCCGTCGGTGCCGGCCAGTTCCTCGGGGACCCCGATCCCCTTCGTCAGGAACTCCTTGACGGCCTGATCGGGCAGGTTGTCGATCGAGAAGTTGACCTTCTTGACGATCTCGGGGAACTTGTCCGGCCCGAACAGGGTGTTCAGGTAGTCCTGGAGGTCGTCCATCTCCTTCTTGGTGTGCGCGGAGAAGCTGCGGATCTGCCCGGTCGACTTGTCGGCGTCAACGGTGATGCCCAACCCGGCCAGCTGATTGGTGACCTGTTCGAGCGCCGCCGGGTCGATCTTCATCCCACCCTCGAGGCTGCCGGAGATCGCCTGCTGCAACTTGGGGGCGTCGCGTTGGATGGTGCCGCGCCAATCCTTGAAGGGATCCTCGGTGCCGGGCATGTTGATCGGCGCCCCGAAGGTGGCGCGGGTGGCCTGCCACATCGCCCGCGCGCCCTGGGCCATCGTGGTCAGGGCGGCCAGCTTGGGCTCCAGGCTCGCGATCCCGTCGCCCAGCTCGTCGAGTCCCTCGGCGCCGCTGCGCATCCAGCCGCCGACATCGAGGTCGAGCATGGACTTCAACGCGCCCATCGCGTGCACCGCGCCCTTGGTGACCTCGCCCAGCCCGGGGACGAACAGCGCCAGTTGCGCGGTGAACGTGATGAGCGCGGCATCGGCCGCCATCATCGCCAGCACGATCGCGTCCTTGGTGGACTCGACAAACCCGCTCATCTCGCGCAGCATCTTCGCCAACCAGTGGCTGATCCGCGAGCCCCAGTCCAGCAGCTTCTCCCCGATCGTCCCGACGAAGCCGATGAACTCGACCTGATGGGTCTGCAACCAGGTGCTGACCTTGTCGCCGATACCGGTCAGGCCGCGCACCAGCCCCAGTCCCATCGGCGCCAGCGCGGCCACCACCTGCTGGGAGAGCACCTCCAGCTCCTGGCCCAGGTCCTTGGTGGCCTGCAGCGCCTCGTCGATCGGCTCGTGCAGCTTGACGCCCTCCTTCGCCAACGCGGCGTTGACCTCGTCGACGGTGGCGGGGATCTCCTTGAGGTCGCGCAGCCACTTGGTCAGCACCTCGGCGCCCTTGGGTGAGGTGGCCAGGCCGATGGATTGCACAAATCTTTCGGCGGTGTTCTCGTCGGCGGCGTCGCGGACGATGTCCACCACTTCCTGCAAGGACATCCCCGTCTTGGCCAGCTCGTCTTGCATGTGCGCCAGGGTGAACGGGAAGCGTTGCAGCGCAGGCTGTCCGAGGATCTGCTGGATCTTGCCCATGATGAAGGCGGCCTGGTCCATGTTGTAGCCCATGTCGTTCCACGCGATCGAGGTGGCGTCCAGGTCGTGGGTGAGGTCGTTGATGGCGATCCCGGTCATCCGCTCCAGGTTGATCATCATCGTGAGCTCGTCGTTCGCCTTCTCGGCGGGGATGTTGAACGAGGTGAGCGCGGCGCTGAAGTTGTCGACGTTGATCTTGGTGTCGCCCAGGAGCTCGTTGCCCTCGGCCAGCGTGGTCGCCAACTCCTTCAGCTGGGCGTTGGTCAGCCCGGCGCCGTCATTGAGGACCGACAGCCGCTGAGAGAGCTCGCCCACCACATTGGCGACGTCCTTGAAGTGCACCAGATCACCGGAGGCGGCGATGTCCTGCACGATGGTCAGGTACTCGGACAGGTGCTCGAGGCCCAGCGTCTGGCCGGAGATGGTGCGGGCCGCCTGCTGCCACTTGTTACCGATGTCGAGGATCGCCTCGCCGAACTGCCCGGCGATCGACGTGTAGTCCTGGATCGCGGAGAACACCTGGCCCAGCACGCCCGAAATCTCCCCGGTGACCGAGGTGATCATCCCGCCCAGGATCGGGATCTTCCCGATGGTGGAGTCCAGGTAGGAGTTGACGGCGTTCAGCGGCATCTGAACCGCGGTCTGGATACCCTCCAGCCCGGCCCCGATCATCTGCTGAATGTTGGGCATCTTGCCCTCGACGACGCTGGTGAAGCCGCCCATCAGGGCGTTGCCGGCGTCCTTACCGACCTTCTCGAACGCCTGAAACTCGGTGTTGACCAGCTTGACGAAGTTGTGGATCGAGGACACCGCGATATCGACGGCCAGCGCGATGCCCGCGGCGATGCCCGACTTCATCGCCAGCGACATCCCCTTGGCGGCCTCGCCGGCGGCCTGCGCGCTCTGGTCCGAGAACGTCTTCCAGCCGGAGAGCATCTTGCCGCCCATCTGGGCGGTGATGTTCTGCAGGTCTCTGGAGCCTTGAAGCATCCTTTCCGAGGCGTTGAGGCTGAACATCTCGGCGGCCTCGGCGCCGGTCTGGCCGAAGAATCGCGCGACCGCCGGACGCAGCGATGCCGGGGTGAACTTCTGCACCAACGGCAAAAACGCCCGGTCGAAGCCCGAGCCCATTGACTGCGCCGCTGCGGCGCCGACCTCCTCGAACCCTGCGGTTTTCCCGCTGGCGAGCATCCCCCGAAAGGCTTCTGCCGACAGGATCTGCTTGATGGTGGGCACGAACCCGCCCGCATAGCTCATCGCGGCGCGTTCGCCCTCGGAGAGCAAGGTCGCATTGGCGGCGGCGGTGGCTTCCCGGTAGGCGTTGGCCAGCTGATCGGTCAGCCCGCGCGCCATGATGGCCTGCATCCCGCCGGTGGACCACAACTCGCTCATGGTGGTGCGGATGCCGCCCTTGATGGCCTCGCCCATCCGCTCCCCGGCGGCGGCGGCCTGCATGGTCGGGATATTGAAGAACTGCTGGGCGATGGTCTGGCGGATGTCGCCGATGCCCCGCGAGGCGCCGCGCATGACGGTGCGGCCCCACTGCTCACCGACGGTCTCGGCCTGGGCGGCGTCGAACGCCTCCCGCATCTCCTTGTTCAGCGAGGCCCGCAGCGCCGGTCCCACCTTGGACAGCGAGCGGGTGATGTCGGCCGCGATCGCATCCGACGGCAGCGCCATCGCGCCCTGGAACGCGGTCTGCATCTCGCGCTGCAAACCTGCGCGCAGCGCCGGGCCGACCTTGCCCAGCGTGCGCTGCACGTCGGCGGTCAGGCTCTCCTCCAGCGAGCGGCCCAGCAGGCCCCGAATCGAGCCGGCCTCCACCGCGGCCGCCATCGCGCCCTTGATGACCGGGGTCAGCGCCGACGGCAGCGACGACGCCATGCCCTGCGCCAGGCCCGACGCGGCCTGCGCGCCGATCGCCTGCATCTGTGAGTAGATGCCGGCGGCCGACGCGGCGACGTCAACCCAGGAGACGCCCTGCCCGGCGCCCGGCGCGCTCACGAGACCAGCCCGGTGGCCGAGTAGACCCGGCTGCGACTGCGGCCCTTGGGCTTACTGGCGTAACGCGCCGCATCGCGCTTGTCGGCTTCCTCCCAGCTCATGGCCTGCATCGGGAAGAACTTCGCGCCCTCCATCGGATCGACCTCCCGCGCCGCCACGCCGGGACGGGGATAGGGCTGGGACAGCGTGCCGATGCCGGCCTGCTGCTCCTGCATGTTGGCCAACAGCTGCGCCTCGCGCGACCAGCCGCCGTCCAGGAAATACCGCACACTACTGGTGGGCGGGGCGCCCACCACGACCGTGATCATCTCCGCCAACGTCAGGCTGTTCACGTCGCGGCCCAGTCTCATCACGTCGTAGTGGAAGGCATGCCAGCACTCGCCCACCACGCGCACCAGCATTAGGATTCCCCCGGCAACCCCACTTCTTCCTTGGCCGGATTCACAGCCGGGGTGAACCACCCCATGAAGAACTCGCCCTGATCGTCGTCGGAGAGCAGCGTCACCCGCTCCTGGATCGAATCAGGCACCTCCGCCATGTCCATCCACTCGAAGCTCTGCTGGACCTGGTCCACCTTGCGCAGCTTCCACATGAAGTTGTACGAGGGCCGGATGGTGGTGATGTGCGGGAACACGATCGGGTCGTCCCCGGCCTTGGACCCCCTCGTCGGGGTGAACACGTACACCTTGGTGAACTCCCCGTAGGGATGCTCCGGGGTGCCCGGCGGGTTCACCGGCGGCGGCTTGGGCTGCGTCGTCGGAATGTATTCCTGCGGCGGCGCCGCCGCGAACGGGTTCGCCGTTCCCGGCGCGGACGCGTCGGGTGGCGCCCCGGACATCGCCGAACCGGTCGGTACCGAACCGTTCGTGCCGGCCCGCCGCGGCGCCGCCCGACGTGGTGCTGTGCCCTTACGGGGCACAGACTTGCGCTTGGCTACTGCGGTCACAGCGGTTGCCCGTCGTCCCAGTACTCATACGCGTGGTTGTTGTAGCCGTCGGGGAACGGCCGCAGCGTCAGGTCGAACATCGCCAGCTCCTTGTGCACCCACTTCAGCGGGCCCACCAGGGTGATACGGCCGGTCGGGATCACCAGGCGCATGTTCATCTGCAGGTAGTAGGCGTCGATCACCCAGCTCTGGTACGGCAGCAGCTCGCGGTTCAGCTTGGCGCTGATCAGCGTGCCGCTTGTCGACGTCGGCGGGGTCACCGTCACGTTGGCGGCACCGTGGGCGGCGCGCTGCACGTCGGCGTTCATCATCTGCATGAGCTTGAACTTGATCGTCAAGCCGTACTTGTCCTGCAGGATGGCGATCAGGTCACCACCCCAGTCGTTGACCTCGGTGTTGGGGCGCTCCTCGGTGCGGTCCACACCTTCGACACTCACCCGGCCGAGCGTGATGAACGCCGGGTCCAGGGCGCTGGTCGCGTCGGTGGGCAGCGTGGTGCCCAGTGGGGCTGTCAGGACACCGCCGGTCACCTTGGGATACGGGGCGACAACTTCCTGGACTTCCGCTTCCAGGAGTGGGGGCAAAACGGTCGTCATCGGATTCCTCCTGCTCGATGGATAGATCGGGTGATGACGAGCAGGAGAGTCACACCATGTTTTCCGTGGTCAGGCGCGACACGCCGCGAAAATCCCGACCTAGATTGCCAATGGAGACTTGTCTATTACCGTGCAGGTCAGCGAACCGCGGTGCAGCGTCGAGGGATGCCCGTATGCGCCGGCGCGCCGCGGCATGTGCTGGATGCACTACAAGCGCTGGCTGAAATACGGTACCGCCGGACCTGTCGGGCGCATCGGCCGCAAATCCACCCTGGAGGAACGGTTCGTCAACAGGGTGCGCCTCGGTCCCGGTCCCTGCTACGTCTGGACCGGCTACGTCCACAAACCCAGCGGCTTCGGTGCGCTGGTCGTGGGGCACCGGTTCATCTACGTGCACCGCTACGCCTGGGAACGCGAGTTCGGGCCGATCCCGCTCAAGGCCCGGGTGATCCAGACGTGCGGGAACCGGCTGTGCGTGCGCCCCGACCACCTCGAGCTGCGGGTGTCCACGCGCGGACACCGACTTTCGTCACAGTGACGAAACGCCCCGGTGTCATCGCCTACGGGAGAACGTCACCTTGAGCAGGTCGAACTCTGAGGGGCTGAGGTTGACGCGGTTGTACCACCTCGCCCAGCGCTGCCACATCCACAGCACCTGCGGGTCGTCGTCGGCCGCGCCGATCACGTTGACGCCGTTCTTGAGCAGCTGACACGCCACGTCGTACTTGAACAGCGCCGCGCCGCGGCGATCCCCCGGCGGCCGGCAGAACGGGCCCAGGATCGGCAGTGGGAAGCTGGCGTCCAGCCAGGACTGCACGTCGGACGCGGGGCTCAGGCTCACGATCGCGATCGCGTGGCCGAGCTGGTGGTGCTTCTGCGCGAACGCCAGGCCCTTGCCGATCACCGAGCCGTCCCAGTCCCGCAGCGTGCCGTCGAGGTCCAGGACTACCGCTGGCGTCATGAGCGCCTGCGGCTGGGCCGCGGCGGGTTGTGCGGCAGCGGGCCGGGCGGTGCCGCGGCTCCCTGCGCGACCACGTTCTGGGCGGTGATCTGCTCGGGCGTGACGATTCGCTTGAACCGCTGGCCGGGGATGATCGGCAGGCCGGGCATGCGCCAGGTGACCATGCTGCGATACCGGGTCATCGGGACCAGCGGGTCGCCCTTGCGCTGGTTCCATCCGGAGCACCGCGCGTAGGTGCAGTACCAGACGTCGCCGTTGGGCATCTTCACGGAGCTGCCGGTGAAGTTGGCGCCCCACGCGACGGCCTCCTCGCCGAGCTGCTCGGCCATCGCCTCGTCGGTGTTGTTGGCGTAGGCGTGCAGGATGCAGGACACGTCCCACAGGATGCCGTCGCTGCGCAGCACGCCGCCGCCGGCCTCCACCCGCAGGAACCCGTTGATGGTGTCGGCGGTGTTGGACGGCTTGGGCACCCGGGTGCCGCACGGCGTGGGCGCGATGAGCGGGGTGAAGTACGCCAGGGCGACCAGCTCGGTCGGTGGTGGCCGCACCGTCTGGTAGGTGCGGACCTGGCTGGGGGAAACCGGGGTGCTCATATCTCGGCGTCGCCCGGATCCAGCGAGGCCGCGCCGAAGTAGTTGCCGCCCCGGGCGGCCTGCTCGTCGACGGCGGCCAAGTCCTGAATCTCCAGGTGCTCGGGCACCTCGGCTCCCTCCATCGCGTACACCGAGTGGAACTCGTCGTGCTCGCCCAGGTAGCGTTCGTAGGCCTCGTTGCCCTCGTACTGCGCCGGCAGCGGGTCGGAACCGACCGTGGCCAGCGCCTTGAGCAGGGTGGCGTTCAGGTCGTCGTCGACGCGGGCGGCCGCATTGCCGGGCTTCACCCGGCCGCGGGCGCGGATGTTCTCGGTGTTGTTGGACACCTGGTAGACGTAGATCGCGCCCTTCGTGATGGCCGCCGCATTGGCTTCGTTCGCGATCTCCTCGCAGCGCTGGTCGACCATCGCGGTGATCTCCGGGCTGTGCATGATCATCCGGAAGTAATCGGGGTTGATCTGCAGCACGATGCCCCCGCCCAGGTCCCACGAGATCGGCATGGACTCATCGGAGCGCCGTTCGAGCACCAGCTCGCCCTCGTGTTCCAGGACGATCTCGGCGCCCTCGGCGGTGAAGAAGGCTTTCTCGGCGTCGCCGCCCCAGCTGGGCAAATCGCCGAACAGCCGCGGCTCGGTCATGTCACCCTCCTGATCTTGACGATGCCGCCGAACTGCATGGTCAGCCGCGGCCACGGTGACATCCGGTCCTCGGCCGGGTCGCCGTCGACGAAGTAGGCGATGCCGTTGGGCGACCCGTCGGCGGTGGTGGGCTCGTAGTAGTAGTTGCCGTCGGCGTCCTTCGGCAGGTCGGCGAACAGGATGATCTGATCGCCCGCCTGATACAGCGTCGGGTCGGGCACGCTCATGTGCAGGATCGTCTCGGCGCGTTCCTGGAACTCCGCGCCCATCACCAGGTGGCTGGAGCCGCGCCGGCCGAACTGGGAGATGTCGTAGAAGTCGCGGACCACCGGAGGGTCCTCCACCACCACGTAGTTCTGGTGCTCGTCGAGCTGGGTGGCGTCCTCCCAGCGGGCGATGTGCACGCACTGCCAGGGCGTGGTGGTGAACGGGCGGCTCACCCACGGTTTGGTGGGCATCAGATCACCGTGGGCAGCCGGTACGGCGAGAGCCGGTTCTTCTGGTCGGCGGACAGCGTGGCGCCGTAGGCCTGCATCAGCGACAGCCTAAATCCCGGGGTCTGGATCTCCTTGACGTTGCCGGCCGACACCTCGGTGGTGGTGGTGGTCAGCTCGTAGGCGACCTCCTTGACCGGGGTCGGCACCTCGGGGAAGCCGCTGTTGCACGCCACCGTCGCATACCCGAACTGGTATATCGGCAGGAACGACCAGTTGTCGGGACCGTAGTAGTAACCGGCGTACTGCGTCCACTGCTGCACGGAGGTCGGCTCGATCACCCCGTAGTCGAACCAGGTGTACTGCGTCGGGTCCAGCAGCCACGGGTTCTCCCCGTTGGGGTCCTGGATGGTCACCGACGCCACGTCGGTGACAAACGTCGAGGGCACCTGGATGATGCCCTTGGACTGGATCGGCAGGTTGGGGATGGTCAGCGCCAGGTTGGGGTAGATGTGCCAGCCGCAGTAGACGCGGATCGCCTCGCCGGCGACATGCAGGAACCAGTCCGGGTCCTGGTTCTGGAACTTCAGCCAATCCGGGTCGGCGGGGTCGAGCAGGTCGGGCGGCTGGGGAACGGTCACGGCTACCCCTCTAGCGCATCGCGGAGCTTCTCTTGCAGGTCGGCCTTGCGGTCCTCATGGGTGTGTTCGATGCCCAGGCTGTCCAGCTCGGTGCGCAGCTCGGCCACCGTCAGCGACTCCACGTCGAACACCTCGGCCTGGGGCTCGGGCTCGGGCTCGGCCTCGGGTTCTTCCTCGTCGGCGACCTGTTCCTCGGTGGGCCCGTCGTCGTCGATCTCGACGACGTCGGCCTCGGCGAGCAGCTCGCCGGTCATCGCGTCCACCAGGTCGATCAACTCGTCGTCATCGCTGACCTCGCACTCGGCGGCCAGCGCCGCCAGCCCCTCGGGCACCTCCTCGTCGGCTTCCTCGAACGCCTTGACCCGTTCCAGTAGGGCGCGGGCCCGCGCCGCCTCGACGTCACGCACATAGAGACCGCCCTCCGGTGGTGGTGAGATCCGGCCGGCCTTGCCCGCGACGATCTCCACCTCCCTGGGGGCGACCGCCTTGGATTCACGACCTACAGCCATGACGGCAGGATATGTGCGAGCGGGCCGATCATCCGCGCGGCGCGCCGCAGCGGGGTACGGTAAGGCGGTTACGGCAAGGTTCGGCGAGGCGCGGCCTGGTAGGGCACGGCTAGGCATGGCACGGCTCGGCTGGGTTTGGCAAGGGGAAGCCCCCGGTGTAAACCGGGGGCTTCGCCTTTGCTGGATCAGAAGGTCGGAGCCGTGAGGCCCGTGATCTCGACCACTGACTGCGGGTAACGACCTGCGGAAAAGGCCAGGTAGTTGTAAATCTGCAACAGCACCGTGAGGTTCGTGGCCAGTGTTTCCGGCAGCACGCGGGCGCGGATGCCGGATTCCCATAGAACTAGATCGCTGGCTCGCAAAACATAAATTAAATCTTGATTGCCTGGCGACCCACCGGCGGTGGTGGTGATGTTCGGATCGGTCACGACCGGCAGACCGTGCATCTGTCCCACCACCTGCTGGCTTGCCACGTCGCTCAGCACACCGCCGACGTTCATCGGGGAGTTCGCCGCTGGCAGGAACAGCGGGCGCTCCTGGTTGTCCAGCAGGCTCAGGAACCAGCCCCACCGGACCGGGTGCATGACGATCACCTCGGGTGGCAGGAAGCGCTGGGTGTGGACCAGCTGGATCGCGTTGGCGATCGCCGAGTACACGCCCTGAATCGTCACGGCGCTCGCGGCCACCGTGAGGATTCCCGGCGTGTTGTTGACGCCCAAAACCTGACCGCCGGTGCCCGAACCGGCAAGCACCTGGGTGTCGGTCGACGCGGCGTGCGCGGCCACCAGGTCGCGGAACACCACATCGTCGAAAGCGATCGGGCTCTGGTCGATCAACTGGATCGAAACCCCTTGCGCGCCAGCGATTGTCCGCACTGGAGCGTTGATGAAGGTGTCGGTCAAATCGACCTTGGCGATAGCGGTGTTGTCGGCGGTCTGTACGCCAACTGCGGTACCAGTCAACAACTTTGGAATGTTGATGCTGTCCGTTCCGCCGGGCAATGCCTGGCGTTGCACCAGGTTGGCGAAAGCCCTACCGGGACGGGCCAATTCGATGTACTGGTCCATCAGCCACGCCGGCGGAACAGCGTAGCCGCCCTGGCCGTCGACCCGGCTGATGTCACGGTACTCCTTGAAGGAGTCATCGCTGGCCACGTCTTGGGCGTGGCGCATCAGCCGGCCACGGGCTTCGCCGTCGCCGTCGAGGTTGCACGTCATCTTCACGAGGTCGGTGACGTAGCTGCTGCGCCGGTCGCCCTTCTGGTAGGTCAGCTGCTCCTTGACCTGGATGCGGGCGTCCTTGGCCTTGCGGATGCCGGCCAGGTTCTTGGCGATCTGCCCGGAACGTTCCACCTCGGCGCGGATCTCGTTGATCCTCTCGTCGAGGCCGATGACCTCGGCGCCCTGGGTCCGCATGTCGCCCATGTACTTGCGGTACTCGGCGTCCTCCTCGAGCTCCAGCTTCTCGCGGCCCTGCTCGCGGGCCAGCAGGAGTACGGCTTCGGCCTTCTGCTGGGAGCGGGCGCGATTCTCGGCAGTGGACTCGCGCCGCTTGAGCAACTGGTCGAGGAAGTCCTCGAGGCCGCCCGCGGGCGGCACCATGAGGTCCCGCCGTTCTTGAATCTCGGTCATGTTCATGACTCTCTTTGGTGTGGGCCCGTTTTCGGGCATAGACAGGGAAGGACGTGGCTCGAACTGGGCGGATAGCTCGTCACCGGTCCGCTGCGATGGAGGGCTCGTCGCCGCATCACCGGAGCTACTGGCCCGAACCCGGCGGCCGACCGGGCACATGACCTGACCAGGATCGTAGGCGCAGATTTTCCGTGGTCGGCGGCGCGACACGCGGAGTGTCCGTGCGTGGACACTCAGACCAGGTCTTTGACCGGCCCCCAGATCGGGAGTCTCCACCACGGCGGCAACCAGCCGACCCAGCGGATGCCGTCCAGATACGCGGCGATCTGCTCCTCGGTCCAGCCCTTGCCGCGCAGCCAGCCGCCCTTCTCCGCGCGGGCCTCCGCGATGATCTGCTCGCGGGTGCGCTCACTCATCAGCGGCGACCGCGGCGATGGCGGCGTCCTGGGCGGCCCGCAGATCGGGAACCACGGCGTCGTCGTCGGCCGGGATCACGGTGATCTCCACGCCGCCGCCGGGTGCCACCTTGGCCACCACCTGGCCTACGTCGGGCATCACGATGCCGGCTTCATCACGTCGGCGTAGCCGGACTTGGCGATCGCGCGCAGTCCCTCACTCACGGTGATGGTGTCAGGGTCGCCGAACTCGCTGCGCAACTCCTCCAGCTTCTTGGAGATGTCGATATCCTTGCCGGGGATGTGCTGCAGGTCGCGGACCTGCCGGCGCGCCCGGGCCAGCATGTTGCGGATGTCCTTGTCGCCGATCGCCTCGGCCATCTCATAGCAGGTGACGATCGTCTTCTCCAGTGCGGCGGCCAGCGACAGGTCGATCGGCTCGGAACGCTTATCGTCGTCGTCCTCGTCGCCGTCGGGCTCCTTGTCGTCACCGTCGTCGTCGCGTTCCTCGTCGTCACCGGCGTCGGCGCGATCGTCGTCGTCGTCGGAGCCGAACGGCTTGGCCTGCTTGCCGCCGAAGTTGTCGGCCTGGCGCTCGTCGGTGCCGTCCATTGCGTTCTCCTCGCTTCCGTGGTCGGGACAGGTGTCGCCGGGGCAGCGGTCCCCGCCCGGGCAGACTTCGTCGTTGGCCAGCAGCCACAGCGCGTACTGCTGCTTGGTGTATGCCTCGTCGTGCGCGTCGTAGCCGCCCTTGGGCCCCACGCCGACCACGTCGGCGCCCGGTGCCACGTCGGGACGCCCGCCCAGCGTCTCGTCGTAGTCGGACGGGTAGCCCTTGGTGTAGGGCTGGTCCTGGCCGGTGCTGGCCACGGTGTCGGGCGCCCAGGTGTAGGGCTGGGAGAACGCCCGCCCGCCGTCGCCCGGAACCGACCAGGCCTTGGGCGCGGGCTTGATCAAAGCCTTCTTGTCGCTGTCGTCGCTGATCTCCACGCCGAACTGCTTGGCGGCCGCACGGATCTTGCCCATGATCGCCGACTGCTGCTCGGAGGTGTAGCGGCCCTTGTTCTGCGCGAACCGGGCGGCGGCGTTACGCACCCGCGCCGCGGAGTTCAGCGGGTAACGCTTCTTGCCGTTGCCGTCCTTGGCCGGCTTGCCCGCGCTGTCCAGGTAGCCGGGGTCGGCGAAGTTGGACACGCCGGCGTACTTCTTCGGGGTGCTCGCGCGGATGCCACCGCCGACGATGCGCTGGAGCACGTCCACGGCGCTGCGGATCTGGCCCGGGTCCATCTTGCTGCGGATCTCCACGAGCTCCTTGTTGGACAGCGACGCCAGTGCGCCCACGGCCTCGGTCACCCGCGCCGCGGTGTTCGGGTTCATCCCGTAGTTGACCACGCTGACATCGCCCTTGCGCAGGTCGACCTCGGTGATCATCCGGTGGGTGTAATCGCTCGACCAGTCGTGCGCCCGGACGTGGAAGGCGAAGCTCATCTCGTCCATGTCGCCGCGCTTCATCTTCGGCAGCAGTCGCTGCACATCGGGGTCGCTGGGGTCCAGATCGGCGCGCACCAGCAGACCGTGGTCGTCGACGCGCAACTGCAGCGTGCCGCTCTTGGTGCGCGCCAGCGGCATGTCGGTGTGGTTGATCAGCAGCATCACGTCGGGGTTGCCGGCCAGGGTGGTGTCGAACGCGCGGGTGTGCAGCTGCTCCACCCAGCCGCCGGCACGCGGGCCGCCGTGCACGTCGTACTCGTGGAAGGTCGACGCGTAGCCCTCCAGGATGATGTGCCCGGACAGGGCGTCGGTCCGCATCTCCAGCGGGGAGGCCATGCGGCGGCTTTCGCGGACATCGAGGATCTTCTCCCGGGTGCGCCGCTCCTCCAGGGTGGTCGTCATCGCTGTACCTCCAGTTGCGGTTAGGTTCTCATCAGAAAGCTGCGGCCGTTGCGAGGCGCGCCGTCGTCCTGCGGCTCGTCTTCGTCCTCGTCCTCGCCGCCGTCCTTCTCGCCGCCGGCGATCGGCGGCTGCGGGAAGCGGTCGCCACCCGGCGACGGCGGCGGCGGCGGGTTGTTGAGTGCGGGCGGGGTGCCGGCGGGCATCATCCGGTTGGAGATGTAGAGCACGTCTCCGCCCTTGACCGGGTCCATCTCCTCGCGGGCCCGGACCTCGTTGGCGGTCATGAACGCGTTGGTGGTCTGCCCGCCCAGCGCCTTGGCGTAGGCGGCGTAGCGGCCCTCGATGTCACCGCGCAGCAGCGCGTCGTAGTCGAACTGCACGTACTGTCCTCCCGGTAGGCACGCGGATACGATCGACTCGACGCAGGACGTCCAGGCGCGGAACGTGAAAGTGATTGCACCCAAAGTGATTTGCTCGACACCGGTTCCCCAAGCAGTGGTCTCTTTCGTGTCTCCGATCAGGATCGGCGGCACCCCGTACATCAGGCAAATCTCGGAGCGCTGGAACTGGCGCGTGGCCAAGAACTGACTTTCCTCGGGACTGATACTCAGGTTCTCCCACTTGAACCCGTTGGTCAGCACCGCGGGCAGGCGGCGCCCACCGTGCGACGCGATCCAGTTCTTCTGCTGGCGGGTGACCGCCTTCTCATCCAGGTCCTGCTCGGTGAACAGGATCCCGGACGGGTTGGCGCTCTCCTTGAAGTAGCGGTAGCCGTACTCCTCGGCGCCCAGGCTCATCCCGATCGCGACCGCGGCCTGCTTTATCGGACTCAGGCCCCAGGGCTCGCCGGGCATGGTGAACCGGCGGATGTGGATCATGTCCTTGGTGGGCATCTGCTCACCCATCACCCGGTAGATCGGGTCGAACCACAGCAGCAGATCGGGGCGGCGCTCGAGGAACACCACGTCGGGATGCAGCGGCAGCAGCGAGGTCGGGTAGCCCAGCTTGTCGCGGCTGGTGATCAGGTGATAGCTGTTGCCGCGCAACGCCATCGACGCGATCACCATCCACTTCCACTGGTAGAGGTCGAAGCCCGGGAACGGGGCCCGCAGGATCGCCGGCTGCGGCTTGACCTCCTTGGGCACCCCCTTGGAGTCGCGCCGGTAGGCCTTCCACGGCAGGCTCGCGATGGTGTCGGCCAGCACCCGCACGCAGGCCAGCACCGTCATGCAGGCCATCGCGCGGTGCACCCCGAGGTAGTCGTCCAGCACCCCGACCTGGGGTGGCGGCACGAACGCCGAGCTGGTCAGTGTGCGCTGCTCCATACCAGCGGGGCTGACGCCGGCGCGACCGCCGGTGACGAGTCGGGCGAGGATGCTCACGGCCGAAGTTTCCCCTAGCCGCTGAAGTTCCTGCTGGTCGCCACGCCGAGCAGGACCAGACACAGACCGGCAATTAAGGTGCCCAGCCAGGCGGTGATCAGGAATCCGGTGGTGATCAGCAGGCCGATTCCGACGAGCTCGAGCCCGGTGGACACCACCTCGCGGATCTCGCCGCGGCGGTCCCGGGGCGCCTTGGGCTCCTCGATGCGCCCGACCTTCATCGGCGGCGGGTTCTCCACCGTGCGTTCGCGTTCGGGCTCGCTCTTGCGCTTGCGCTTGGGTTCGACCTTGCGTTCGGGCTCGGGCTCGGGCTGATCAGCCCACGGCGGGGCCTCCGGCGCCATCATCTCGGCGACCCGCGCCTCCTCGATGGACTCGCGCGCCAGGCCCATCGCGGCGGCCGCGGGGGCGTCCTCCTCCCGGTAGAGCCGGCCGCCGCCGCCGAACCGGGGCCGGGAGATACTACTGCTCGTTGAATCGCTCATCGGTTTCCTTCCGCCATTCGTTGAGGGTGTCGTCGTCGGGCCACTCCCACACGGTCGGATCGCCGACCTCGGGAGGCGGGTTGTTCAGCAGCCACACCGCGCCGCAGCAGGCGATCACCGGGGAGGCGTCCACCGGGGAGGTGCGCCGGTCGAAGAACCAGGCGTCTCCGACGCGGCGTGCCGGAGTGGACGCGGCCGCGCGATCCAGCACGGGGGCCGGTCGGTGTTTGATGGACCCGTCCACGATGCCGTCGTAGAACTCCCCGGCCCCGGCCGCGAGCTGGGCCACCGGCGCGCCCCAGTCGGTGATGGTGATCCCCACCGCGCGCAGGTCGTCGGCCAGCCCGGACACCGGCGCGTTGGTCTTCTGCAGGCAGACGCCGGCGAACTTGTCCTTGCGGGTCTTCAGCCAGTCGGGCAGCCAGCCGGTGCCCTTCGGCGGGGTCTTGATCACCTCGATGTGGATCTTCCCGTCGGACCGCCGCGACGCCACCCCGACGTAGGCGCGGGTGCGGTGGTAGTTGTACTCGATGCAGGCGTAGGCCGGGGATTCGGGATCGCGCTTGGACTCCTTGTCGACGGTGTCCTGCCACGCCTGGGCCGGGATGATGCCCGGCAGCAGCGAGTCGACCCACTGGCAGAGATATTCCGTGCGGAAGCCCGGCATGTCGTCGGCTTCCATGTTCTCGAAATGCGCCCGCAGGTCGTCCAGGCAGAACTCGTTGAGCAGCCCCAGGGCCGGGTTGGCCAGATACCAGTAGCGGTCGTCGCGCGGGTCCACGTCCTCGGGCACCGACCACTCGAAGAACCCGGTCTGCGTCTCGGCGGTGTCGCCGAGCGTGATCTTGCGCACCGCGACGGTGCGCAACTCCTTGAGCTTGACGGAGCTGTTCTCCCCGGCGTTGGAGGTCGCCAGCACCTGGCTGCAGATCCGCACGTTGGTGGTCGGGGTGACCGCGTTCCAGGCGTCCGGGGTGGTGTGCGTGCGCAGCTCGTCGAGCCAGGCGAAGTCCACCGAGAGCGAGCGGCCGCCCTTCTTGTTCGCCGTCGCCGCGCGCCAGTAGCGCCGGTAGCTTAAGATCGCGCGGTGCTTACCGTTGGTGACCCGGTGATTCAGCAGCTCGGGCGCCAGCAGCGGCTGGTCGCGGATCTCGTCGACGATGTCCTTCAGGGTGGTCTCGGCGTAGTCGAGGTTCTGCGCGGCCACCACGGCCAGCCGCGCGGCCGGCCACTCCGCGCACGGCCGGCCCTTCTTGTCCATGAACAGCCGCCACAGCCCCAGCCCCATCCCCCACTTGGTCTTCCCGTTTTGCCGGGCGACCAGGATGATCAGGTAACGGAACCTGAAACCCGTTCCGTTGCGGCGCTTTTCGAGCGCCCGGTAGTACAGCCACTTCTGCCACGGCAGCAGCTGCCACTTGAGGATGTTCTCCAGGAAGTAGCAGCACAGCGGGCCCCAGGTGGCCTCGGGGCGGATGCCGAACTCGGCGGTCTCATCGACGTGCTCGGGCAGCGGCGGGGTGAACAGCCGCGGGAGCGTGGAACCGACATAGGGATCGGCCTGCAGGACTGCACTCACTCGCCGTGCCTCGCGTACCGGTCGAACTCCCGGTCATCCTTGTTGGTCCAGTTCAGCGACTTGTACAGCGCGCGCCGGGCCTCCGACTCGCGGGCCTCGGCCATCGCCTCGTCGACGAGCTCGCGGAACGGCGCGAACACAAGCCGGCACAGTGCGATGACCGCATCACACAACAACCTGCGCACGGGGTAATGGTCCCGCGCTAGTTTCCGTTACTGGGGTCAAGCACATTCCCCGGCGTGTCGCATTTCGCTTTACGCGAAACAGTAGCGCGGGTCGGATTCGAACCGACGATTGCTTGGTTATGAGCCAAGAGGGATAGGCCTGGCTTCCCTACCGCGCTCGCTGAGGTGCCTGGACTCGAACCAAGATCAACGGAGCCAGAGTCCGTTGTGCTGCCGTTTACACCACACCTCATTCGCTGACCTGGGAGGAGTCGAACCTCCAACTACTGGATTAACAGTCCAGCGTTCTGCCAGTTGAACTACAGGCCACCGGCGCCTCCTGCCGGGATCGAACCGGCGATCTCCTGGATGAGAGCCAGGTGAGATGACCGCTACTCCAAGGAGGCGTGATTCCGATCGGACTCGAACCGATGTCGTCCGGCTTGAAAGGCCGGCAGGCTAACCGCTACCCCACGGAACCGGGGTGCGCCCGGTCGGGCTCGAACCGACGTCTCAGGATTAAAAGTCGAGAGCTAAACCATCTCAGCTACGGGCGCCTGATTGGGCATGCGTTCAGGCTCCGGTTTACGCTGTCGCATTTCAGGCTCCTTCCGTGCTCGGGATGTCGCGTTGAGTATAACCTCCCACCGCGCCACACTGGCGCAATGGACGCTCAATCCCCGCCGCCGCCGGCGATCCCCGCCGATGACGACGAGCTGCACCAGATGCTGGTCGCCAAATTCCGCAGCCGCACCATCAGCTCCTGGGCGCTCACCGCACCCGCCATCCCCAGCCTGATCGACGAGTACATCGACACATGCGACAAGATGCTCGTCCCGGTGTCCCGGCCCTGGGCGTCGTTGACCCGCGAGGACAAGCGCGACATGCTCGCGCCCACCATCCAGGAGGCATTCGACGCCTCCCCCCGGTCGCGCGTCACCCTCGACTGGGATTCCAACACCGACGTCCTGCGTATCTCCGCGCGGGTCCAGAGCATCAGCGACAGCTACGACTCCTGGCTGGACGATCGCGGCTGGGCCCCGTTCGGCACCCACGCCGACGCGCGCGTGTGGCTGTTGGCCGAAGAACTCTCGGGGGGCCGGCGCGACATCCCCATCCTGGACATCGGCGCCGGCGTCGGCCGCAACGCGATCGCGCTGGCCCGGCACGGCTACCCGGTCGATGCGGTCGAGCTGGCCCCGCGGTTCGCCGCGCAGATCCGTGCCAACGCCGACTACCTGGAGCTGACCAACATCCGCGTCCTGGCCTGCGACGTGTTCGACACCGAGGACCTGCGCGACGACTATCAGCTGATCTTCGCCGCCGAGGTGGCCACCGACTGGCAGTTCGCCCAGTGCCGCAACCTGTTCGAGCTCGCCGCCAAGCGGTTGGCTCCCGGTGGCCTGCTGCTGTTCTCCGCGTTCATCGCGCGGCAGGGTTACACCCCCACCCAGGTGGCGCGCGAGCTCGGCCAGCACGCCCTGTGCCGCCCGTTCACCGCCGACGAGATGACCGAGGCGGCGGCGGGCCTGCCGCTCGAGCTGATCGCCGACGACTCGGTCTACGACTACGAGAAGGGGCACCTGCCCAAGGAGGCGTGGCCGCCTGCAATATGGTTCGAGGCTTGGGCCACCGGCAACAACCTGTTCGCCGGCGCGCCCGATGCGTCCCCGATGCAGCTGCGCTGGCTGGTCTACCGGCGCAACTACTGAGTGTCCACGGGGTGGACACCTGCTGCTCCGCCAGGATTCGAACCTGGACAACGAGAACCAAAATCTCGACGGCTGCCGGTTACCACGGAGCAGTGCCCCCGAGTGGAGTCGAACCACCGCAACCGAGTTTCGGAAACTCAGGGCCAGATCCGCTGGCGAAGGCTAATTGCGAATTCCGAAATTGGAAATTAGCGCCCCGCCGGAGGGATTCGAACCCCCATTTCATGGCTTAGAACACCACCGCTGATCCAGATTCAGCTACGGCGGGCAGGCGAGACTGAGCGTTGTCGCCTTCGTCTCGCCTGCCGTCGCATCATGACCTCACCTAACCGAACCAGACCACAGCCTGCCGTGCCCTATCATGCCCGACCTTGCCAGACCTATCCGGACCGGACCATACGGCATCACATCACTGCGTGCCCTCACGAGGAATCGAACCCCGGGCCTCCTGGTCCGTAGCCAGGCGCTCTCTCCGCTGAGCTATGAAGGCGTTCCTGCTCCTGGGATCGAACCAGGGTCCTTCTCCTTATCAGGGAGCTGCCCCTACCAACTGGGCCAAGCAGGACTGGCGACCCATACGGGGAACGATCCCGCGACCTCCGGCTTGACGGGCCGGCGCTCTACCACTGAGCTAATGAGCCAGGTGGGCAACTCCCCTCCGACGAGAGGGGCGGCAGTTACCAGATCCGTAGCTGGGTTCGCCGATGGTAGTTACCCGAGCACCCGACGGGCTACGATCCCGCGGCCTCCACGTTGGCAACGTGGCGCTCTGCCTGCTGAGCTACGAGTGCCTGCGCTTCGCTGATTCAGTTATTGTACGAGCCGCAGACAGGAATCGAACCTGCGCTCTGCTTGCTTACAAGGCAAGTGCTACAGCCAACATGAGCTACTGCGGCCTGTGCGCTCGGCAGGGATCGAACCTGCGGCCTGAAGATTAAGAGTCAACAGCTCTACCGACTGAGCTACGAGCGCGGATCAACCGGGGCGGTCGTCGGCTTTCGCCGCCCCTGTGTGCGCGTTCGTCGCATCATGTGTCCCGAGCAGGTATCGAACCTGCGGCCTCCACCGTGTCGGGGTGGCGCTCTCCCGCTGAGCTACCAGGACGGGGCCCAGGCTTTTGATGACGGTGAACCTGAGCCCGAAACACCGGACGGTCAAGTCTCGTGGCGCCACGGCTTGACCCAGTGTCCCGTCGTGGTATCGAACCACGGGCCTCCTGCGTGTGAAACAGGCGCTCTCCCGCTGAGCTAACAGGACGTGCCAAGACGTGGAATCGAACCACGGCCTCCGGCTTTTCAGACCGGCGCTGCTACCAACTGAGCTATCGAGGCGTGGACCAGGGCGGATTCGAACCGTCATCCGTCTCCTTGCAAGGGAGCTGCTCTGCCAATTGGAGCTACAAGCCCGTATGAAGTTGGGTCCGGTCCTTCGCGTCTTTCGTTCCGGCTACCCCCACCGAGGTCTGACCTCGCGCTGGTGGACGAGGGGCGCTAGCGAGCGGATGACCGGAATCGAACCGGTGTCGGCAGCTCGGAGGGCTGCTGCGCGGCCACTACGCCACACCCGCTGGGGTAACCGACCGGAATCGAACCGGCGTCCTCGGGGCCACATCCCGATGCTCTGCCATTGAGCTACGACTACCGAGCGCCCGGCGTGGGTCGAACACGCTTAAGCGGGTTTGCAGCCCGCCACCTGATCCGTTCGGTCACAGGCGCTTTGGTGGTGGCGCTCCCCTCCGGCGAGAGGGGCGACACGCTCCCCGAGTGGGGAGCTCATACCGGAACCGTAGCCGGATTGGCCGTTGGTAGCGTCACCGTGTACCACGGTAAACCCTGCCGCCGACAAGGTCCATCCATTTTCCGTACCGGCAGCAGGAGTCGAACCTGCACAGCTCACGCCACGGATTTACAGTCCGCTTCCCTCGCCACATGGGATGCGCCGGCGCACGCTCCCCAGGAATCGAACCCAGACCAAGAGGTTTGGAAGCTCTTGTGCTACCACTACACCAGGAGCGCCTCGTCGGGGAGGCAGGATTCGAACCTGCGATGTCTTGATCCCAAATCAAGTGGGCTGCCTGGCTGCCCTACACCCCGGTTTGGTCCCGGCGTGTGTCCACGACCGGGCGGCTAGCGCCAGGGATACGGTCGTGGGGCGAAGAACATGGTGATCATCATAGCGTGCGCTTCCAGGGATTCGAACCCTGACTGGGCCGGGTTTAAGCCAGCTGCCTCTGCGTTGGGCTAGAAGCGCGTACACCCTCTGGGATTCGAACCCAGACTTGACCGGGTTTGAGCCGGATGCCTCTCCCGTTGGGCTAAGGGTGCTTGCCGTACTCCCGGTGCGATTCGAACGCACACTGTCTGGTTCCTGAGACCAGTGCTTCTGCCAGTTGAGCGACGGGAGCAGGTTTCTTGTTTCTTTGTTTCGTAAAAGCGGAGGGCGGAGGTCATGCTCCCCGAGCGCCATCACGCGCTACCCGGTATTCGACGCCGGTCGCAGGCTATCCCGCTGCTTCACCCTCCGAGGAGGGCTACGGGATTGAACCGTAAGCGGTGAGGCTTGCTCGGGTTAGCAACCCGGCTCCGGCGACCAACCGGAAAAGCCCTCCAGACTTAGCTAAGTCGTAAGGGACTAGATGACAGCAATCGGTGGTCGCGCACGTCAAGCAGTGTAGCAGTGCCGCACAAGGGATTTGAACCCTTCCCGTTCGCTTGGTTAGGGCTCACGGTCTGCCGTCGGTGCGGCTTTCCAGCGGTGCTCCATAAACGTCAGCATCAGATACCAGCGCAGGGCCCGCCAGCGCATGGCCCACCACTCGGACATCAGCACGCCAGCCTGGGGATGTTGATGCACCTGCACAAGTAGTACATGTCGTCATCCTCGGTCAACTCAGCGGCGGTGCCGATCTCGATGCCCTCGCTGTCGTAGATCACGCTGACGTCGGGCATCATGCCCATCGTCACCAGCCCGTTCACAGGCGCCCGCTTTTCTGCAGGGCCGCCACCAGGAAGTACAGCAGGATCAAGCCGCCGATCACCCCGACCAGTGTGTTCACGTCTCTCCGTTCACCTGTTTGCGCTGCGCGCGGTAGGCCGACAGCTCGTCCAGCACGTCGCCGTCGTCGAGCTCGGCGTCGCTCATCGGCGGGGTCGGGCCGGCGCTGATCCGCTCGTCGACCATGTCGTAAATCTTGGCCTGGTCGGCCATCAGCCGCCGCGCCACCTCGATCGCCTTGAGGTCGTTGTTGTCGACGTGGCTCATCGCCTTCTTGACCAGGTGCTCCATCCGGGCCATATAGATCGTCATGGCGTTGGCGTTGCGCAGGATGTGGTCGGCGGCGCAGCGCTCCAGCTCGGCCTTGATGATCTGGTTGACCCGGGCGTCAGTCAGATTGACCTGCGCGTTGGCACCGATCGTCTTCTGGCTGTGCCCGGCCACGAACAGGTCCAGGATCAGCGCGTCCCGCTGCTGGCGTTCCTTGCGGGTCAGCGCCCGACCGGTCATGGTTTGTATCTTCCCGCCAGAGCGTGGTTCAGGTCGGGATCGCCGAGGTTGGGCGTGTCGCCCAGCGGGTCGGTGCCGACCCGCTCCTTGATGATCTCCCGCATCAGCCAGGCCCGGCCGCGGGCGACCCGGTAGCGCGACATCAGCGCTTCGTTGCGGCCGTAGTCGCGGTCCCAGCCCGGGCTGTCGGCCTTGGCGCCGGTGTACCCGCCGGCCGCGGCGCTGTTGTGCTCGAAGGCGTAGATGTTGCCCGGCGTTCGGCGCAGCGTGGACAGGGTTTCCACCACGAAGGTGAACGCGGTGTCCTCGTGCCCCCAGCCGATGAACGCGGGGTCCTGCCCGCCCAGGCGCCAGTATTCGGCGGTGGTGGTGACCAGGCAGCCGCCCACCCCGGCCGCGCCGTCGCCGCCCCACTCATACAGCGTGGGCAGCTCGGCGAGCCTGCGGAACGGGACCTCGACGTACTCGGGCGCCAGGATGCGGTAGCGGGTGAACGGCCAGCACACCCCGACCGGGTCGGCGACGGCGGCCTTGACGTTGGCGATGTCGGGCACGGTGTCGGCGTCGCAGATCACCACCACGTCGGTCTTCGCCTGGGCCACCGCGTTGTTGCGGGCCTGGCTCAAGCTGAAGATATCGCCGTCGGAGTCGGCGGTGATCACCGGCCAGCCGGTTTTCCACCAGAGCTCGAGCACCCGGTTGTAGGCGGCCATCCGCGAGGGGCTGGGCCGCCACGGGATGCACACCGTGGCCGGCGCCCTACGGCGGCTCACACCTTCACCTTGCCGCAGTGCACGCAGTTCGGGGAGGCTGACACGTACTCGCAGGCGCACATGTTGTCGGGATCCTCGCCGTGATAGCCGGGGCAGCCGCACGGCCGCCACGAGGTGTACTGGCCGGTCTCAAAGTTCCAGCCGGACAGGATGCGGACCCGGCATTTACCGTCGCCATCGAGGTTGTGCTGCTTGGCCAAATGCGGGCATTCCGTACACTTCGGGCTCACCCTCCTCATTGTCGGCGTCCTCCGCTGATTCGCCGGGATGCCGGGGCCGTGTCATCACCACGATCAGCACCATGTTGAACACGCACACGCACACCAGGGCCAGAAACGTCGCGAACAGCATGGGTATCTACAAGTACCAGACGGACTTGAATTCCGTGTTACGGCAAGCTAATCGGGCCATAACCCGAGCCGCCACACGTCATCGTCGCGAACTCCTCGTCAGGGCTCATCGTGGACGTATTTCCAGTGCCCGTTGCCGGCGGCGGCGCGCCACACCGACTTCACGGCCGGCACGTCCACCAGCCGGAACCCGGCCGCCATCAGCGCGAAGCACTCGTGGATGTCGGCGCCCCAGTGCGCGAACTCGCCGTCCGGGTAGGGGAACGCGCGCAGCACGTCGCGGCGGGCGGCGAACACCCCGCCCTGGACGTGGATTTGCGGCAGGTCGGCCGGGAAGCCGTGGCTCTGCGGCGGCCCGGCGGCCTGCAGGCAGCCGGTCATCGCGACGGTGCGGGTCTGGTCGTCGACGATCGGCGCCAGCAGGTCGACCGCCCAGGACGGGTCGCGGGCGAAGCCGTGATTGGTGCACACGTACAGCAGGTACGGGCGGGTGGCGAGCTTGACCGCGAGGTTCATCGCCGGCCCGTAGAGCAGGTTGTTGCCCAGCTGCCATTGGTACCGGGTGCGCTGGATACCCTCAGCCTCCGCGGTGATGAGCGCGTCGGCGAGGCGCTGGCTGGTGGTGTCGGAGTTGTCGATGACGATCAGCTCGGAGTCCAGCGGCGTCAGCGCGGGCAGCAGGTCGCGGTTCAGCCGCTCCAGGGCCCGGTCCTCGTTGTTGTGGGCGATCATGATCGCCGTCACCGGGATCACGCGAGCCTCCAGTAGCCCACGATCTTCGCCGTACCACCCTCGCTGGGGTCGAAGATGTCGTGGATCACGCCGTCGACGACCGCGCTGGGATGGCCGTCGGCGCGCAGCACGATCAGGGAATGCGCGGCAGGCAGGTTCTCCTGGACGAAGTCGACCGCGAACGGGAACTGGACATACGGCCAGCCGCCCTCCCGTGCGATCTCGCGCAGCCGCCCGAGCGATCCGTCCTGCGCGCAGGTGCAGACGTGCGTCATCAGTGCCCCTCTCCGCTGGCGAGGCGCTGCAGCGCGGTCGCGGCGATCATCGCCAGCATGATGATCCGTTGCGGGTGATCCAGGGCCAGCATCGAGATCATGATCTGGGAGGTCGGTTGCGGGGCGGTGCGCAACGCCTTGATGAATTGGTCCACGATGTCGTCGGCGGCGGCCCACTGGACGGGGTCATCAGCGTGGTGGTTCATTTGACGGCCAGCGCGTAGATGTCGCCGGCGTTGGACTCGTCGGCGAACCAGAAGTGGAACGGCTCCAGCCACTTTCGCAGATCGTCGCGGGTGACGTTGCGGTAGAACTCGCCGTCGCGGATCGGTCCGCCGTCCACCGCGGAGTGCGGTGCCCGCCCTTCTCCGGCGGTGGTCATCAAAAACACTCCGCCCGGACCCAGCATCGCGTGCGCGTTGTGGCAGATCGCCTCGGCCTCGTCGGTGTGTTCCAGGGTTTCGCAGCAGACCACCGTGTCGGCCATCGGCCCGTGCCAGGTCGCCGCGTTGCCGACGCGGTCCACGTTGGGGCCGGGCACGATGTCGACACCGACGTAGTGACGGGCGTCGGTGAACAGCGGGCGCACCGGCCCCGAGTACGGCCAGTCCCCGGCCACGGTGCGACTGCCCAGCTCAACCACCCACTTGCGGGGCTCCAGCCGTTCCAGCATCGAGAAGATGAACTTGTACGCGCCCTCATGCATCAAATCTCCCGATCTAGATCGTTGTGGCTCCATAGGCGACGGGCGCGGATAGACGCCAGGTGGCACCTAAGCTCCTCTCGACCAACCTGGGCAGTAGCCCAGGATCACGTTGCCGGTGTCCCAGTTGGTGCGGGTGCCCACCTTCCACGCCTTGCGCTCGGTGCGCTGCTGCATCGGCCACGGCCCGTCGATCGGCACCCCGTCGGCGTGGTCGACCAGCGAGGGCACCGTGTAGCAGATGCCGACGTTCCAGCTCTGCGCCCAGCGGGTGATCCGCAGCGGCAGCTCCTCACCCCGCTGGGTGATGTCGTCGAGCATCGGGGTGACCATGCGGATGCGGATCGCGTAGGCCACCGACCCGATCAGGCAGTCCCCGAGGATCCACGCCTTGCGCTCGGACTCGGCGGTACGCACCGCGTCGGCGGCCGCCTGCTGGGTCTCCTGTGAGGGGTGGCCGTAGCCCAGGTAGAGCCCGACAATCGGCGCCGGCGCGTGCGCCAGCGCCCGTTTGAGCTGGGTGCGGAAGTCGCGCACCGGCCACGCGTCGTCCTCGAGCACCACGCACCAGTCGGTGTGCCGGTAGGCCAGGGCCTTGAGCACGGCGATGTGGTTGCCCTCGCGGCCCAGGGTGCCGTCGTCGACGTTCATCGCGATCGCCCCGACGTCGTTGCGCAGTGCCCGCGCGGTCGGGGCCCGCGAGGTGTGCGCGACCACGCCGACCGCGATGGTCACGGCTTCACGACGAAGTAGGGCAAGTCATCGGCCCGCCCGGGGCCGGACCTTGAACCCCAGCGCGGTGCGCGCCGGGAACGTGTCCACCCGCAGCTGATCCAGGCCGGGCCGGAACTCCACGTCGGTCGCGATCACCCACTCGTCCATGTTCTCCTCCGTGTTGTAGCCCTTGTGCTCCAGCTCGCAGGGCACCTCGGTGCCATCCGGGCGCACGATCCGCACCCCCTCCGGTCTACCCATCGCCGATCACCTCGGTCAGCAGCTCGTCCAGCACCGCGAACACGCCCCCCAGCAGAACCCACATCGCTCGCGGCCGTTCATTCGCCGGAGGACCCCACGGCTCCGATGCGCGGGCAAGCTCGCCGGTCTCCCGCAGATTCCGCCGAAGCTGAGCGATCCGCTCCTTGTCGACCATCACCAGCTTTTCGTCCTCAGCCATCACGCTCACCCAGCATCTCGTTCAGGACCGCATCGAGGATGGCGCCGTGCACCCGCAGCAGCCGCCCGATCGTCTCCTGGCTGTTGTCGATTCCGGCGGCCGCCAGGATCTCCCGGTGTTCGTCGCGCAGGCCGCGCAGCAGCTCGTTGCGGCCGATCGGGCGCCCCTGCATCCGCGCCGCCTTGTCGGATTTACCCAGGCCGCCCTTCTCCACGTCGGCGGCCCAGCGGGCGATGGTGTCGTGAAACGAGAACACCCCTCCCGCTTCACCTTTGGCGTCCAACTCACCCTGACAGTCAACGCAGACAGTGGCGACGGTGTCATCGGCGCGGTGCACCCGATAGGTGGAGGCGTGCGCGCAGTTCGGGTCGGGCTCGTTGAACACGTCGACCGGTTTCCAGCCGCCCCACTGGGCACACTCGGCCACGTCCAGATCGGCGATCGCCGGCGCCGGGATCAGCTCGAACAGCGCCAGCTCGTGCGGCGCCATCAGCACGCCGGCGTCGGCGGCCGGCTCGTGGATCGCCTCGATCCGGGTCGGCAGGTTGAACGGCGGGGCCTCCATGTCCAGGGCGCGTTCCATGTAGCCGCGCCACGCTAGCCCTTCCGGCTCGTAGTCCTCGTTGGACCCGTCCTCCCAGTGGCTGGTCAGCAGGTAGCGCGCGCCGCAGGCTCGCATCTTGTCGAGCACCTTGGTGATCTCGTCGTTGGGGAAGTGGATCAGGACGTGGCGCGCCAGGATGCAGTCCACAGGCGGCATCACCTCGCAGGTGAGCAGGCTGGTTGCGGCGAACTGGATGTGGGGGTTGCCGTAGTTGTCGGTATTGGCCTCGATGAAGCTTGGCTCGACATCCCAGCCCATATAGAGATCCAGCCCGGACAGGTCGACCTTGCTCATCCAGTTCCAGTCGCCACAGCCCACGTCCAGCACCGTCTTGATCCCGTACCGCTTGAAAATCTCGGGCAGGATCTCCCGTAGGTTCTCGGTCTGCGCGAGCGTGGCACCTGGACCGTTGGCAGTCTCGGTGTTACCGAACTCGTCGGGCCGCGATTTATGCAGCTCAACGATCTCACTCCATGCTTTGACATTGTCGTCGGCAAAGCTCATGATGCGCGCTCCCTCGATCGCCTAGCTCGATCTTTCGCGCAAGTGACACAGTCGCGTCGGGTACGCCCATTCGCCATGACTTCCACGTAGGTGTTCTCTGGCGTGAAGGCATGTCCGTTCTTGCAGTGCGTCTTGCGGGCGTTGTTGTGGCTGCCGTTGGCAACCATGTCATTTGTGTTATCGGGTCGATTGCCCCAGTAAAGATTCTCGGCCCGGTTGTTCAGTGGATCGTCATCCCGATGCAGGCCGAAGGGGCGTTCATCTGGGCGCGGGCCCTCGAACGCTTCAAGGATCAGCAGATGTACCTTCGTCGGGCCACGCGGCGGAATGTTGACGAACGGATAGAGTCGCCCCTTCCGGTCGGCCAAAGAGAATTTTAATATCCGGCCGCGAGAAAATCTCTGGCGTCCATCCTTCCGGTCGATCTGCCTATCGAGGCTGCGTATCCGGCCTAGCGATGACGCTTGGTAGCCGGGGCAACTAGGGATGTCGCGCCATTCTTCCGCGAAACTCATGTCCACTCCCAGGTGATCGTCAGGGTCTTGCCGAACAGCGGTCCGAATATCCAGCCCCGCTTGCGCCGGGCCGCCCAGTTGAAACTGCTGTAGATCATGCGATCCCTTCCTCGTGGTGTTTGTTGACGAAATCCTCGACGTCGTCGATGCACTGCCGGTAGCCCTGCCACCATGCCTTCTGCCGGGAGTGGTCCTGCTTCGGCGACTCGCTTTCACGGTGGTCGATGGTGCGCAGCGCGCCCTCGGCCAGCTTGCGCAGCCTGCCCAGCTGCTCGGTCATCTCCACAGCCGGTCCCACAGCGCGTGGAACCGCTCCGAGAGGGTCTTGGGCCGATCGTGCACCGGGCAGCCCGGCTCCATGCTGGGCCAGTCGTGCTCGTCGAAATCACAGATACAGGTCATAAGCCCACCAGGGTCGTGAGGTTGATGTAGCCGATCATGCACCGCTTGTTGCACAGCTTGAACACCAGCGTGTGGCGGGCCCCGCCACCGGGGCCGCGGTGACCCTTCTTGCCGGGCATGACGAACGTGGTCGCGCCGCGCGATGGTTTGTTGCCGCAGATCGGGCAGTGCCCCATGACGTGGAACGGCCCGGGGATTCTCATCTCCCCGTCGCCGACCTTCACCGTCAGCCCGGTCACGGGGTGTTCCTGGGCGCGAACACGATCGACGTGGGCGCCGGCACCGGCTCCCCGGAGGCCGGGCAGCGCAGCTTCGCCCGGCCGGTCCCGATGAAGTGGCGCTGGTAGCGGTAGCGGCGCTCAGAGGGAATCCACTGCACCGGCGCCGTCGCCGAGCAGGTGTGGCACTGCACCTGCACCCCGCTCATGACAGCGGCTCCGCCACCGGCAGGCTGTGGTCGTCGCCGCAGTGCCGATAGGTGGGCGCGGCCCCGTGCGGGGTGGCGTGCCACCATCTGTCGCCGTACTTGACGAAGTGGATCTTCATGACGGCCTCTCCGCAGTGTCGGCAAATCTTCACAGGTATCGGGGGTTGGCCCATCGGACCTCCACCCAGGGGGTGTTCTCGATCAGCGTCCGCATCGGGCTGGTCACCGCGCGCAAGACCTCGATCACGCCGAGCTGGGCCGCCACCCCGGCGGCGTCCTGCTGATCACGCACGATGATGAGCATTTTATGTGGCGACCCGCTCGTCGTAGACGACGGCCTCGGACGGATCGCGCCCGTACACCAGGCCGCCGGCCAGCAGCTCGTTGTACTCGGCGCAGTCGCCGCAGTGATGGCGGCGCACCACGAACCCGTTGGTCAGCGGCTTGAAGTTCGGCGGCTCCGACCAGGACTTCCAGCGGGTGTCGGGCACCAGCACCGCCACCGCGCCGCACTTGTCACAGCACACCAGTGCGTTCATTCCGTACAGGTTCATCTCGGTCACGCGCTGATGGTAACGGCAAACCCGGACAGGACTCCGAGACTCGCCGCATCGCGGCGAAAACTGCCGAAAAATCCGTATATTCGCAGATCATCACGGATTGTCCTGGATTGACGCGGAGGTGTCCACCGGTGGACACTCCTGGCGCATTTTGTCCAGACCCTCGGCGATCTCGGTCAAACACGCCTTCATGTCCGGCCCAAGCATGTCATCGGTCCAGCCCTGCCTGCGCAGCCCGGCTTCGATCCCGGCGGCGCTGACCCGCTCGACACGCGGCCGGATCGGGATCGCGATGTCGATGGTGTTCTTCTCCGCCTCGTCCATGAACGCCGCCAGCGCCCGACCGCAGTCGGTGCACAGGTCATACCCCGTCGGCGTCCCGCGCGGATCGTCCGACACCGTCAGCCGCACCCACCCCTCGATCCGGTTCCGCCCGCCCTTGCCGCCCGGGTCGACCACCGTCGTCCCGCAGCGGTCGCACGTCACTGTGGCCTCCCTGCTCATAAGGCCTCGACCAGCAGGGTGAACAGCGCCCAGCCGTAGAACAGCAGCGCGAACGGGGCTATGGCCGCACACAGCCACAGCGTGGCGCGGTACTCGAGGCGGGTGCGGTCGGTGAAGTCGTGCGGGTCGCCGGTGTAGCCGAACAGCCAGCGGCGCGCCTGCTCGGTCATCTGAACCGCGTCCACCGCGCGATGTCGCGCCACGCGGGGCGCCATCGCGTGCCTATTCATCGGCCCAGACCACGGTGGTGGCGCCGTCATGGCCGTGGATGGCGACCAGGTCATCCACAGAGTTGTACACAGCTGTGGACCGCAGCGCCACGATCCAGCGCAGCGCCACCGTGCCGTCGGTGAACGCCACTCCCTCGGCCACCACCCCCACCCCGGAGGTGCCGGAAGGGTCCTCGGTCCGGTTCAGCACGAACCGCCGCGGCAGCGACCCGGTGATGAACGCGGCCTGCGGTTTCGCCTCGCCGGGGTCGGCCCACTGGCCGCTCTCGCCCAGGGCCCTGCTGTGTTCGACCATTCTTCCTCCTTCTCGGCACTCGACGATGCATCCCTGGTGCACGAAGCAGGCCAGCGGATACGGACACCACTGCTGGACGGGACACGTCACAGCACCCCGCCGAACGGCGGGTCGTCACGGTGCGGGCGGTCCGGGTTCTCTTTGAGCCACTGGCGGCCGAGCCGCTGACGTGCGCGCACCGCGCGCCGCTGCCGCCGGTGGCGCCACTTGTTGCCCAGCCACCAGCCGGTCGCGATGCAGCCGGGAACGGTGATCGCGACGTAGATCAGGTAATACTCAATGATGCTCACCACCACCTCGCCACGACGCCGACCGCCAGGATTAGCGCGAGCGCCGAGAGCGCCGCGCTGAACACGCTCAACCGCAGCCCCCACGTCGGGTGCTCGAGGACGAACCGCGCCACGGGATGCGCCGCCTCCCATTCGCAGGCCTTGCAGGTGGGGAACTGCTCGCGCAGGTGTTCGGGCATGGTGGTTTCCGGGTTGAATCCGTGCCTACACGTCGGCGTCATAAGGTGGCTTCCCTTCACTCTCTCGCAGGAATCGGCGGGCCCGCTCCATCGGATCCACCGAGGAGGTGTAGCCGTGGCAGTTGCCGCAGTACCCCCACTCGATGTCGTGCGGGTTGTAGCTGGTCATGTGGCAGACCGGGCAGGTGACGTGCGGGTACTGCTCGGTGTGCGGGTAGTCCTTAGTCATCGGGGTTCCTCGGGATCAGCTTGTCCATGAACTCGGCGCGGCTCATCGTCTCGCCCACCATCCAGGGGGAATCAGGGGTGTCGAGGACCTGGCGCAACTCCTCGGCTGCGGACAGCCTGCTCTCGGCCGTAGGAGGGGTCGGGGAGCCCTTCGCCGTGCCCTTGGGTTCCTGTAGCTCCCCGACCCCACGTTCATCCACCGGTTCGGCCAGCACGTTGCGGCACTCCCGGTGCGCGTGATGCCCGTCCAGGTGATACCACTGGCCGGGGTCCAGCTTGTGGGTGCTGATCAGCTGGATCGGCTGGTGGCAGTGCTTGCACGTCGACTCGGTCGACTTAGTCAATCTGCACCCCCATCAGCACGTCGGTCAGGTGGTCCAGGTAGGCGGGCAGGTACTCGCCGGCGAACCCGCAGGTGCAGTTGCCCGAGAGCTGGCGGCCGGCGTGCTGGTGGTTCTCCAGCAGCAGCCGGGTCACGTCCCACTCGGCCCGCACCATCTGCGCCTCGCTCATGTGATCGCCCCGTCCGGCCAGACCATGTCGTAGTTCTCCGTCCCGCAGTGCACGCACCGCTTGAGCGCGAACACCGGCATGTCGGCCCACTCGCGCGGCGGCTCGATCCGCCGGTGGACCTGCCAGTCATGGCTCCCGAACAGACACCGCAGTCTCAACAGCGCACCTCCACGCTCATCTCGATCTTGTGATCGCTGGACAGCGGGCCCGTGCCGTGCTGGTGCGCCCACGCGTCGCGCTCACGCTCGGTGGCGAACGGCATCGGCGCCCAGCGGTCCGGCCAGCAGTCCCCGCAGTAGGCCAGGAAGAACACCCTGGGGCGGCCCAGGAAGCGGTGGGTTTCCCCGGTGCCGGTGATGTGTTCGACGGTCATCATCGCCGCTGCCTCTCCAGATAGGCGACCAGCTTGGCCGGATAGGGACGGCCCGTCTTGTCGCAGTTGCGCTTGAGCACCACCATGATTCGGCGCTCCAATTCCTCGTCGCTCATATTCGCCAGATCCGCCACGCTAGCGCCGACTCCCGTCCTCGATATAGGCGACCAGCAGTTTGAGCGCCTGAGCGGCGGGGCTGGGCCAGTTGCGTGGATCGTCAACCGCTCGAAGGCATTGCTTGGACTCTGCGAGCACCTGGTCGAGTTGTTTGCCCATCGTTAGTTCCTTTCATAGATAAACGTTGCCGATCCTTGGGTGTCGTCATATCGTTCCGAACCTCCCGAAGTCGGGCAGCGCCGGCTTGCCGTCCAGGCGCCCCCACAGGTGCAGCACGTTGCTGCGGATGTTGATGTGCTGCTCGGGCGGCACGAAGCACTGATAGGCGTGCCCGTCGCCGAACACCGCGCGGTGCAGCTCTTTCAGGTCGGAGTAGCTCGGGACGCGGGCCTGCATCCGGTAACTGACCGACGCGTGCAGCCAGTCGGTGCCCGGCTCGCTGGCCGGGTCGATCGACACGATGATTCCCTTGCCGCCCGGGCCCAGGATGAACCAGGCGTCCTCGGACTCCTGTCCGTCCCAGCTCCACGCCGATGGCTTCTCCCACTGATGCCCCAGCCGCTTGTGGATGGCGGCGATGTCGATGCGGTCGCGGTTCATGTGCGCTGCCGCCCGGTGAAGATGTGCCACACGTAGCGGTCCATCACCACGGTGCCCAGGTAGCTACTGAACGCGCCGAGATTGTCCGGCTCGATCTCCCGCGGCATCGGGTGCCCGGTGCCCACGATGTAGATCGGCACCGTCACCGGGTCGTGGCGGGAATCCTGCTCGTCGAGGACCATCGCCCACAGGTCGATGTCGCCGTCCTTGCCGATCGCCACCGTGAGCACCTCGGCCGGCCAGCCGATGGACAGCTCCTGATACTCGGTCAGCTCCAGCGGGTAGCGCAGGATGCGGTAGTCATCGGGCATAAGGCACGTCCGATCGGGGCCGCTCCGACTCGGGCGGCAAGGTGCCCGCCTCTTTCGCCGCGGCGTAGTGCGGGCAGTGCGACCAGTGCCCGCACGCCAGGTTTCTCAGGTTCATCGTCTCGAAACCGCAAGTGCCGCAGCGGTATCCCTGTATTCCACTCATCACTCACCTCGCATACGGGTTGTATCTGCGCCGTTTCCACCACGGGCGGGCCTCGACCTCCTCGATCGCGCGCAACAGGCTGATGTTGGCGCCCACCAGCTTGGTGATGATCTCCCACAGCACCGGATCGCTCTGCGCGATCGGCTTCTGGATCTCGTGCCAGCGGTCCATCATCGCCACCACGTCGCGCCGGGCGCGCTCCGCGTGACTCATTTGCGCTGCCTCCGTTGCTGCACCCGATAGCTCATCACG